TAAAAACTAAGAAATTTATAGAAAATAAAACATATATTAATATTTTTAAGGAAACCAATTTTTTACACTACTATAGAGGATTTAGTATGGTAGCATTAAAATCAATTCCTTCTGCCGGAGTTGGAATGTTTGTTTATGAAAAAACAAAAACATACATTAAGAATTACACATTTTCTCATTCAAAATGAGCAAATGGGAAAGGATGCCTTCGGCATCCGACTGTCGCGCCTTCGGCATCCGACTGTCGCGCCTTCGGCATTCAACTGTCGCGCCTTCGGCATTCAACTGTCGCGCCTTCGGCGCTTATCCCCATTTTTCACTTTGAAAATAAATAACTTTATTTATTTCTTCAATGCCAAATAAATTACATAGTTCGGACTCATTTTCAACAATAATATTCCCATCTGCTGTGGCGGATGTAAATAATATAGTCATGTCGTAACTGAAATATTCTTTAAGTAAATCCTGGTTAAAGTTGCTGGCAATTGATATTTCATCATATAAAAATGATAGATACTTAATAACCTTTATACAATCTGAACTATTTATAGTCATGTTCAATATAATTACAAATTTACTTTTTTTATAACTTTTTTGTTCTTTTAACATTGAACTAGATATGCAATTAATCTTGTTTTTAACTCGAAACCGAACATCATTATAGTCGGTACATTCTTTACAAATTTTTAAATATTGTTTTTCATCGGTGGTTTCGTTTCTTAAAATATTCATCATGTCCCATATTAATAAATTTACTTTTTTCATTGTATCATATAAATTCTTATATTTTACAATAAATTCTTTTAATTTATCATATAATAAATCATATTCGTTTTTCACATCTTGCTTTCTGTTATCCATTATTTTATCCATTTTTATATCTAAAATTGTTAATTTATCAATTGCTTCTCCTAAAGAAACTGGTAATAATAATAAGCTAGTTGTTGTCATATATGGTAAGAATAAATATGATATTTTTTTTTATAACGCAGTTTTGTAATAAAGAATATGTATGTACAATATACATAATGAGTTTTTACGTGTATTTGCTTTATGCATCCGCATCATCCGGACAACAAACATATGTAGGCGCAACCGTGGATTTAGATCATAGGCTTCGACAACACAACAAAGAAATAAAAGGCGGCGCCAAAGCCACCAGCATCCAAGTAGAGAGAGGTGAAACATGGGAGCGTGTTTGTCACGTAGAAGGGTTTCCGACATGGCAAGCAGCATTGCAATTTGAGTGGCGATTCAAACAAATAACACGCAAATTGCCTGCACGAATGGACCCGCTAGAACGACGAATGTCGGCACTTAAAACATTGATTTCTTTGGACAGATCAACATCAAAGGCGGTGCCCTACAATGAATGGCCAAGTCCATTGCAAGTTATTGTAGAATCAGACAAAGTTTGGCATATGACCACTATGGATACACCTTATTTTTTTAGTGGAGATATGCCATAGGGGGGGGGCTACGCCCATGGGGGCTACGCCCCTAAAATTGAACTATTTTTTTGCATTTTTTACAAATGCATAAAACAACATTACTTATTCAAAACTCAAAACTTAAAATAAAATGGCCACCTTTAAACGAACCGTAACCCAGAAACCCCTTTTCGAGCTCATTATCCCTGAGAACTTCACACCCAGAGGCAATGGCGATATGCCCGCAGAAGCAAACACATTGTATCGCATTCCTGAACACCAGCGTTTTCCAGCTTGGCCAACTGCAAAGAAACAAAAATTGGTAGATTCAATATTCAAGAATTATCCTATCCACGCATTCATTGCAATTCGCCACTTGACCATTGACGGAGACGAAGTGACCGAGTTTTGCAATATTGAAGACGGACAAACTCGCATGACCTCACTCCAAGAGTATATGTTAGATGGATACCCATCCGAGGCAGGTGACGCACCAAATGATGGAAAGCTGTATAGCGAACTCGAACCTACAATGCGAGAGAGGTTCAAAAACTACCAAGTAACGTTAGAAGTTTTCTCGGGACGCGGGATTAACAACGACGTTATTGCAGATATATTTAACCGCTTAAATAGTGGAAAACCACTCGGCGATAATGACAAATTCCATTCAAGAATGAATACACCTATTATGGATTTCTTGAATGAGCTCAAGGTCCATGCTGAGTTGCGCGATAACATTGAAAAGTTTATTGGTGCAATTGGAACCGGAAAATCGCGCAAAGGACTCGGAGACATGGTTGGTGTGATTCTGGCTGTAGCAACCAGACATGAAGACTCGGGAGGACAAGCATGCATCAACACCTCGTATGAGCAGAACTACAAATATTTGAAGAAGGTTCTCACAAACTCACAGAGAAATGATGTAATTGCGTTCTTCAAATCTTACTTTGTAATGCTAAATCGTGCAAACAGCTCAATGACTGCAAGACCCAAGAAACATTTGTATGGAAAACTCAGTGGTGTTCTTGGATTGTCCGCATTTTGCTGGGTGTCTGATGGTCAAATTCGCCCAGAAATCGAGTGGTATTTGACCAAGCTCATTCAGAACCCCAAATACGAACCTGCAACTTTTAGAGAACTTACCAAAGGCGACATCCGCAACTGCCAAGGTGCATCCGTTGCACGACGTGTTGATAAAATAATAATCGAATATAACAATACATGCGGCGAAGTTACAATACTATCTGGCGAACAAAGTGATAATGAAGAATATGACAGTGACACTGATGAATAATAAACTTGTGTATAATTTTGTATAATTTTGTATAATTTAATTTAATTTAATTTAATTTTTTTTATCTCTTCGTTTTATTGCAAACAACTTTTCTCTCTAATATATACAACTATGGAAAAATATAAAGTAGAAATAATTAATTCTGGTGGTGAAATAATTGTATTTGGTGAAGCAACAACAGAAAATGAAAAAATAATTCCATCTTCATATCAAATTCACAAGGATGATTCTATTGATGAAATCAAAAAAAAAATTATAAAAAGTTTTGATTGTAATTATTCAGAATTGTATTTATTTTGCAAAAAAAACAATATAATTACAAGTTTAGGAATAGAAGTTAATTCTAAACAAAAATATTTATTCTTTCCAGACCCATTTTCGACAAATTCAGAATTAGATTACAATATAAACGTAAATACAAATGAGAATAAAATACTTGGTGAGATTGACAACAACATTATTTATGCATGTTTAGCAAAGGATGTTTTTGAATATGCAGGAGAAAATTCAGAAATATATTCAAAAATCTATTTTCCATATTTGCATAATTTGGATATTACAAATTTGACAGATTTGAAAGAAAAAAAACAAGAATTAAAAAATGATACAAATGAAAAAATGAAAAAAGAAAATTTTAATTTACATAAAATAATTGATAAACTTTATAATGTATATTATGATGAAAAATATAAAATTGGTCGCGTAAAAAGTGGCATTAAAAATTGTATAATTGAAATTAATCCTAAACACAAAAATGTATTAATACCACTTGAAGCAATTTTCAAAAATATTCACTGCAATCAAGAATATCCTTTTATAAAATACAATCCTGGTAAAAATAAAGAAAATATTTATCGTTTATACAGCACAGGTATTACAAAAATGGGTAAAAAAATTCCGTATTTATCAAAAAAAAAGATTATATCTTTGATAGAACAAAAAACAACTGGATATAAAAAATTATTTATTTACAATTCAGTTAATGAAATTATTATAAGCATTGACTTAAATGGTGTTATTAAAATATTTGGATCATTTAAAGATACTAAAACAATTGATGGTGTAGAAACTATTATTAAAATATTAATTGATTCTACATTTGACAAGATAAATAAATATTTATTAAACAGTGGATACCATATTGATAATATAAAATCATTAAAAGATGATAATATAAAAATAATAAATATAAATTATGAATATTCAGTAATACTTTCAAATATAGATTTTAAAATCAAACAACAAGATGTAGCTCCAGTATTTGATATTATTGATAAAAAAACACTTAATTTTAAACGTATTGATAATTTTGATAAAATAAACCCCGATGAAAACAATCCTGGATTAATAACCAAAGTTGAACAAGATTATAATAATTTAACTATAAAAGTTAATAATTTAAATAATATTGATTATGTTGATTCTTTGGATATATATTTAACCAGTATTGTAAAATTAAGTGATGCAAGAGAAAAAGAAAAAAAAGCGAAAAAAGAAGAAGAAAAGGAAGAAGATGAAGAAGAAGAAGAAGAGGAAGAAAATGAAGAAGAAAAGGAAGAAAATGAAGAAGAAAAGGAAGAAAATGAAGAAGAAAAGGAAGAAAATGAAGAAGAAAAGGAAGAAGATGAAGAAGAAGAGGAAGAAGAGGAAGAAAAGGAAGAAGATGAAGAAAAAGAAGATGAAGAAAAAGAAGATGAAGAAAAAGAAGATGAAGAAGATGAAGAAGAGGAAGAAGATGAAGAAGAGGAAGATGAAGAAAAAGAAGATGAAGAAGATGAAGAAGATGATGATGAAGATACAAGTGTCAATAGTGTTGAAAAAAGAAGAAAAAATGTATTAAATGCACTTGGTAGTGATTCGGATAGTGATTCGGATAGTGTTTCGGGTAGTGAAAGTAGTGGAGGAAACGGCACTAAGCATAAAGATTTTTTTCTAAAACGATTAAAAAAATATGATCAAGTTTTATTTAAACAAGTTGATAAAAAAAATGATAAAATCATAAGATACACAAGAAAATGTTCTCCAAAGCGACAACCCGTTGTTGTATCAAAAGAAGAATTGGATAGTATTGATAAAAGTTCTTATGATAACGCAATTGAATATGGAAGTTCAGAAGACAATAAAAATTGGTATATATGCCCTCGATATTGGTGTTTTGATAAAGATAAAAATACAAGTATGTCAAAAGAAGACATCGATGCTGGAAAATGCAAAGATTATTTCGAATTTAAACATAATAAATCAAATGGTCAATACCAAGAATATAATCCAGGTTTTATGAAAAATATTCATCCAAATCCAAAATTGTGTATGCCATGTTGTTACTCAAAACTTAAACTTAATAAAGACATTCAAACTTGTGCAACCGAAGCAAACAAAAAAAAAACAGGAACAGTAGCATTCAATAAAAATCTAGTTGAAGGGCAATGGGGTTCTTTACCAATTTCTATAAAACAGTTTATGGGTATTAAAGATGATAAAGAAGAGTTTATATTTTTAAGATATGGTGTTGAAAAACAATCTTTTATTGGATGTTTGGCAGATATTTATGGAAGATTAAATCGAAAAAAAAGTATTCCAAAAATAACTGAAATGCAAAAACTAATTGCAAATTCAATTACTGAAGATGAATACAAAAAATATGGAAAAGGTAGTTTTATTTCACTTTTTTCAAAAAAATCAGATATTAAAGACTCGTTGAATAATTTTAAAAAATATTTACTAGATGAAAAATCAAATATTGATTATACTTATTTGTGGGACATAATTGCAACAAATAAATTGTTTAACGGCGGATTAAATCTAATTATTATGGATATAATAAATAACGACATTACCGATAAAGTGGATATACTTTGTCCTTTGACAACTTATGTAAAAAACAGATTTGATGAAAATAGAGATACTATTTTTTTAATGAAACAGGGAACCATTTACGAACCTGTTTATATGAAAACAAAAACAAAAACAAAGTCAAAACAAGATATTGTGATTGTGGCTTTTGGTTTTCAAATGCCCTATGTTGGTCAATTGCTCAAAAATTTAAATCAAACATTGAACAATTATTGTTCAGAAAATAAAAAAAATGAATATTTATTCAAGTCTCCAATGGAGTTTTTATTTTTAATAGACGAGATTGGCAAAACAACTGGTTACTCCATAAAAAAACAAGTATTAAATTATCAACACCGAATAATTGCATTATTAATAAATACACCTTCCAATAATAATATTGTAGTACCCTGTGAGCCATCTGAACAACAAGATAACTATGAATCTGTATATATGGATGATGATATTTGGTCAGATTACGAAACCACAATTAAAGAGTTACACGAATTAAAAGATAAAAATCCCCAAATATTGTGCAAACTTGTTGTAAAAATATACGAAGATGAATTAATTGTTGGATTTTTAACAGAAACAAATCAATTTATAAAATTAGATGGAAAACCAAAAAAAAATGCACAACAAGAAAAAGATAGCAAATACATTGTTTCAAATGTGAATACTATTTTAAATTCAAAACAAAATCCATATGAAATTGAGCTTAAATTATCAACAAGTGAAAATACAAGTGATCCGGAAAGGATTCGCGTGGTTCGCAGTATTATACTGGAAAGTAATTTTTTCTCGGTGTATCGTTCTACAATAAAATCATTGTTACAGGAAAATAAAGAAAATCATAGAGAAATTGTTGAGATTATTAATAACAATGATATGTTGTATGAAAAAAAAATAAATAAAGTGAAAGATATAATAGATAAAATTACAAAAAACAATAATGTTGTTAAGTTTGTATCATCTTCAAGTTTTAATGATAAAATTCTAAATAATTTATTGGAAATTACATATGATTGTAAAGATTCTGAAACAAGTGCCGTGTTTATAAATGGATGTACTTTGGCTGTTCCCAAAAAAAACTTAATTACCGGTAAAAAAAATGAAACTATATATCCCTATCGTATTGCAGATGAAATTGTCCGATTTGGTAGAATTCAACATTTTATATTAAATTCAGACCAATTTTTAAATATTGGAACTACCGAATATAAAATAAATTTGGACGAATACATTGTTACAGAATCTGCATTAAAAAATAAAACGTATTTTAAAGACTTGATAAACATAAACACCAAAAAATATTTATCGGCTTTTAATTCGTATAATGGAATACCCTATGATATGGCAAAAACAAAGTTGTATTCCAAAGAAGTAAAAATAGGTAATAATGAAAAAAAAGAAAACTGTTCCACTGATAAAGAATTTTCAGACAGTACCAAAGATAAATACTGGGGAAATCACGTATTTCCAGACAAAACAGCAAAACTTACTTTTTTAAATACGGTTCCGTGTAGTTTTGGACCATTAATTTATATAATGCAACAAATTAGTGGTAAAATATATAGCATACGTGAGTTAAAAACAATGCTATGGGATGCTTATCAAGAATATATGAGTGATAAAGACAAAAAAGAAAAAATTATTAAAATATTGAAAAAACAAGGAAAAAAAAGAGAATTATTAAATGGGTTTGATGTATTTTTCAATAGTGAAAATTATTTTATCACAACATTGGATATTTGGGTTTTTGCTCAAAAGTATGAAATCCCTGTTATTTTGTTTTGTTCAAAAAATAATATGCAAGATGTCTATATTACACAGGATAAAACATATAAATTGCAAAACCAGGATTATTTGTTTGATGAGGTTGGAAGCTCAGTTAAAAATGAAAAAATGGCAAATTCATGGATAATATTAGGTTATAATAAACGTCAATTATCCAATGATAAATTTTTCTTTTTAGAATCAGCGTCCCAAATACGTGAAGCACATAAAATTACAAATAATGTATTAATTCAGCAACAGTTCCATAAAACCCAACTAAAAGATTTTGAAAAACGATTAACAAATATATTTAATGAGCATGTATTATCATTTTCAGAATATTTGGATGCATTAGAAATATAACAAAATTACGGATCTTGATCGTCTTCTTCATCGTCTTCATAAATATCATTTTCTTCATCGTAATATTCTTCTTCATAATATGTTGCATTCTTAATTGGCGGTAAGCTTACGCAATACACATCATTGTATTTGTATTTGTTTGCGTTCAATTTATTAAACATTTTTGTATTCCAAATATTTTTGAATATTCCGTTTTTTATTTGCTGAAAGGACAAATGTCTATCATCAAATAAAGTTTTACCATCTAGTGTTTCATATTTTTTTCCAAAAAAAGGATTATAAAGTGTAAAACAATCCATTAATTTTTCTGTCTCACTCCTTTTGTGGTAATTGTAATGATATTTTAAATATGGTCGCAAAATCAAAAATAAATTTTTAATTGGAAACTCTTTATGGATGCGTATGTTATATATATAACACATATCAAACATATCTTCAACTATACTTTTTGTAATATTGGTGTCATTTGATAAATAAGTATCAATTGCCCAATCGGATAATTGCGGTTTGTATTTTTCAATAAATACAGATAGACAAAATTCGGAATTGCAAAAATACGTCATTATGATGGGAATTTTAATTTTTAGTTCTAAACAACGAACATAAATATTATACAAATTATGAAAACTCAAATCCAAATTGGTGTATGGATTTTTTGGATATTGTGGATTTGTAAATAAATTATTCTGGTTAAGAAGCGATGTAGATATAATACTCAATAAATCATATATGTTGAATGGATAAATCTGTTTTTTTTCCAATAATTCAATCTTAGTGGGTTGAACAAATTGGGCCAATCTCAAATCGCATTCTATATCAAATGTTTTTATTTTTTTTAATTTGCATTTTTGAACAAATCTTAGTAGAATATGATAAAGTTTTTGTGCTTTATAATAAAATGATTTATCTTCCATTAATACATATTTTTCAAATTTTATTTTAATTTCCGAATTAACCGGATTTAATAAAAAAATTGATTTTAAAATATTATTTTGATCTTTTACGCAAATATAATTAGGGTCATTTCTTAGTATTGCGTTAAAAATAGATTGCATTTTATACATTTTATATAAAAATGTTTAAATTGTTTCAACAAATAAAAAGGGATAAATAAAATAAAAAAATAAATTATATTTTGTTATTTTTATATGCCGACAAAGTGCGCAAATGTGTTTGTTTGCTTGCATTAGAATAGTTCATAACCATCGTCACAACCTCCAATTTCGGTTGCTTGGATATTTTCAACATTATTATCAACTTCAATTTTCTTAATATCACATTTTTCTTCCTCTGATGCAGATTTCTCAAAATGCTTGTTGATATTATCTTCTTTGAAAACTTCCATGTCATTAATATTTTCCATCTTCTTCATATCCAATAACAAATTGAATGCATTGGTTCCATAATAACCTGGCTGACCGCACATCACATTGGCAGACACTCCGCGCATCTGATCAAAATCAGCGTGCCTACTCGCATCTAAGAAGACTTCAGTGTGCATTTCATACGTTCCCTTTGAAATGGGTCCAATATCATCATTCATAATTCCCGAGCGGAACATAGGAACCAGTTCTGATTTGACCGTCATTCTGTCGCACAAAATACTCAAATGGTGATAATTGACATATGCATCACTCGTCTCCATGACTTCATTGAATTCGTTCAAAATGTTTTGGCGTGCTGCTTCAATTCCTAGACAGTCATACATTTCGCGAATATCATTACTATATGTTCTGGTGTAGTCAATAAAGTCCAAAGCAAACAAATCCAATAAATTAGTACCGGTTGTATCTAAAATCCAGGTATCTTTGGATACATATTTACTATCTTCTTTGACAACCATATTTTTAAGCATTCGCGGATTTACATTGGTAATTCCATTAACACCACGAAGAACTATGTTATTCAACAAATTATCTTGGAAATTTTTAAGCAAATAGATATGATCGGATTGGTCCAGTGTTTCTGCAAAACCTTTCTTTTTCCCTTTTAAAAACACGGAACTATTTAACCTGATTCTAAATACCAAATTCTTTGAATTCATATCGGAAAATATGCAGTTGATGTCGTCGTTACTTTGGTTGATTGCATAATGAATATCATCCATTGTAATGTTTTTTTCTAACAATGTTTCAGCGTCTATTTCAATACGAATTAACCACTTGGATTTGGGTAGTTCGGTTCCCTCACTGTCCTTATTGCAATCTTCAATCATTTCTTCGAATTCATAATACTGTTCAATAAGGTCTTTGTCTTGGAATATTTTGGTATCCTTGTCATCTGGGTCGAAACAGATTTCAACGGATTTTACAACATCCACCAACTTGGTGTGTTGTATCATATTGCAATAATTGGCAGCACGGTCCTTCTCATATTGATCAACGGGCTTCAAGAATATAGTAGCTGAAGGTTTATCCGGATTTCGAGTGAGTCTTAATATTTCTTCAATTCTTGGCACACCACGTGTCACGTTGGATTTGGTCGCAACCCCGGATAAATGGAAAGTATCTCTAACACATAATCCATTCATGCAATCAAAGTTGCGTGTATCTTCAACCGTTAAATCATATGCATACTCAGTAGTATTGGAAACCTCCTCAATGGAAACAATTTTGTCAAATTCCAAATCTGCACATCTTCCATCTCTAAGTTCCATGACAATTTCGCCATTGACTTCATTTGGAATTGTTAAGTCAGCTTTGCAATAATCATACTTAAACGATTGTTCAAGTAGTTGTGCAATTCGGTCGCGTTTAGATTGAACAGGTAAATTGAGCATTTGCGCTAATTGAATACTTTGGCCATTGCATACTGTCAAAAGATAACCCTGTTTTATGTCAGTGGAACCGCGGTTATTTGATTCCACCTTCTTGGGTTTGTGTATCTTTGAAATTACACCAAGGTTCTTTAACATTAGTTGCACACCTGTCAATAATTTGTGCGAAACTGACGATACCTCAATATTCTCAATCTTGCCTTTATTCATCTTGACACACCCATCTCCACCAATATATGCATCTAAGAATCCCAATACACATTCACGGTTTGAAAATATGATTTTGTCCGAGACATACTTATTATGACTCAACTTTCCACACAAGTTATCAATGATATTGCATAAAATTGTACTGTATATGCGGATATCCTGACTAGTCCAACCTTCCTGGATTTTATCTTTGTGAATATAGACCTTAGTTGTTAAGTTGTGTCTTGCACACCACTCCTCAATTCGTTTCAAATATTCATCATCATTGTTTGCGATTGAGATTTGGTGTTTCGTCATACATCCTTCCGCACAATATGCGCCGATAAGGTATCCAAAGTCATAATCTAGGTCTAGCTGTTCAGGTATGTTGTAATTGCATATGGAATTTGTTTTGGTATAAACATTACCAGGAGTATATACAACTTTATCACTTGGATTTGTTAAGGCTTTGTAAGCAGAATCGCTTCGAGTATAAGGTAGAACAAATGATTTGCCCGAATGTTTCATCCACCATTGATGTTCATTTACAACACTCTTGGCTTTTATCATTTCTGAACCATAAATATATTGAGATGGTGACAGAATACTTCTCAGGTCAAGCTTAGTATTCTCTACATAGTCAAGTGCCTTCTTGGAAACTGGTAAGTAATCGCCGACTTTCAAATCCTTGCCTTCAATTCCAACAATTTTTCCATTAACCAATTTCAAGAATGATTTGGCTTTGGTTGCAATCAATTCCCTGCATCCCTTAGTAGTAACCTTCAACATTGTGTTTGTACCATCTTCATTAATTACTGGATGCTTGGTTACCGCTTCAATTCTTCGCCATACGGTTTCGCCATCTTCAGTTGCAGTTGGGACTTCGTAGTACTCGGATAACTCAGCATAGGTGGTGTCCTTATCTTCCATATAGTCCAATTTACGAGATGTCGTAATTCCCCACTTGGTAAAGTCACCAATTTGAACACATTTGATTTCGCCAACTGAGTTTCTTACCAGAATCTCAGTCTCATAGACAAATGAATTGAGTGTCATCTGTGTAGTGGGTTCGCCAATCGATTGACCGGCAATTACTCCCACCATTTCACCAGGATGAACAATTGATTTCTTGTAGTTCAAAATAATTTGTTCCATTAATAGTGTCACTGCTGATTTATTGAACCGTTTCTTGATTAAAATCTCCTTCGGTGACAAGTTGAAATAAAACAGGATTTCAAACAAACGGGTAACATTAAACATTTTATTCAGCTTTGCAAATGTTTCGTCACAGACATTAATGAATTCTAGCGGAGTAATATCAACTGCACTGTTTGATGACAAGTTCATTTGTCCTTGAATGTTTTGAATTATGTGCTGGAATGCAATGGGAGCTTTAATTGTTTTCTCATCCTTAAATCTGAACACTTTCTCAACCATTTCATCACGATAATCTATCAATGTTTGAATGCGTTTCTTACACAATGATTTGGTTTCTTCCTGTTGGGTTTTAAATCGCTTAACTGTATCTGCTGTATAAATTTGTAATAAATCCTTGTTTTTTCCGTCATTTATTCCAACAAGGTCATAATACATATAAATATCCTCAACAGACATTGTTACAAGATCGATATTTTGATTCTCAATACGAGTGGTTTCGGCACCATCTTCTCCATATAAGAACTGAATAATTTTGCCCATATTGTTGCGAACAGTACCATCATATTCGACCTTCAAATCTTCAAGACCTTTCACAAGACGACGCTGAATATATCCAGTGGTCGAGGTTTTTACAGCGGTATCAATCAAACCCATACGACCACCCATAGCGTGGAAGAACAACTCGGGTGCAGTCAATCCAGAAATGTATGAGTTTTTCACAAAACCGCGCGCTTCCGGTGAGTCATCATATTTGCTGAAATGCGGCAAAGTACGACTATCAAAACCATAGGGAACACGCTTTCCATCAATACTTTGCTGACCTAGACACGAAATCATCTGGGAGATATTCAACATAGAACCCTTGGAACCCGATTTGACAATCTTTACAAATCGATTACTTGCATCCAAACTCTTGATGCCAATTTTACCAGTTTCACTGGCCGCATTGTTCAAAACATTGCCTACTTGGATTTCAAATTCTTGAGCATTTGTCTTGCCTGAATTATTTTCTAGGATGCCAAGATGCACTTTGTCTATAATATCCTTGACGTCTCCCATTTTTGACAAAATCACGTGCGAAACCTTCTCGGTAGTTTCGCGATCCGATATCAAGTCACTAATGCCAACACTGTAAGCATTTGTTTTCATATATTCGGTGATGACTTGTTGTAAATCGTCAATATAATTGGAGCACGCCATATTTCCGAAATCATTGCAGATACGGTTCAGAATACCTTTTGTACCAGAACCGAAGACACCCTTGTCGGCTTGTCCTCTGATGTATTTTCCGTCAGTGATTTCAAGAATATTGTTGGAGGTGGTGGCGTCTTCTCCGTCCTCGAACAACTTGGTTTTGTATTTTAATGAAATAGGGGGGGTTATTTGCGATAATATGTCAAAGCTGGTAATTGACGCCTTTTCTGACAATTTTTTCATATCCACATTTGAATAACCCATCAACAAGTTCATTGCTTGTCTTGGGCTAAATTCAATATCTTTTTGTGTAAATAGATACGAACCCAACATAGAATCTTGGTAAATACCAATGATGGGGGCATTGCTGGAAGGACTTATTATCTGGTAGGGAATTGCCGCCAAGTTTCGCAACTCGGACTCGGACAATTCGTTTTGGGGCATGTGTAAATTCATTTCCATTAACTTAATTTTTAAGTTATATCCACTGTATTTCTGCAGTGGTCGGACTTTACCTTATTCCGCATCTGGTTGGTTAGGCCATCATTTGCGAACCACAATCATCAAGTCTCTGAACCTTCCCCATGCTCTATCATAACGAGTTTAGGGGCTTGGCTGCGGATTGTCCAATCCTTCACATTTTTACCATTGTTTTCGGCAATTAACCGAGTTCCCCGACCTCACATTTCTGTTGGGTGGGTGGTAGTGAAGGCTCTAAGGAGTTTCCCGCAATTTGGTCGTGTTGCCATTTGATAAGTTTATTTATAAAATCTATTGCTCTTATTTTTATTTCTTCTATTGTTTCGTGTTTTCCAACGAATGTTGTTTGTATATTATCTATTTTTATTTTGATATAAGTATAATCAAGTGAGTTGTTTTTTACGTAATATATATATTTTTCAATATCGGATTCGTCAATTTTTACATCTTTGAATCTTTCAAACTTTTGATTTATATGTTGTTTGAATGTGGATTTCATCATTTCAGTTCGTTTGGAAATATCTTTCAGTGCTTCTTTAATCCCTTCCGAGATTCGTTGTTTTGTAATTTCACTTCTTTTTACATCCTTTTTCCTTTCTGCAAAAGATACAAGTGATTTATCAACCCGAACATACCGACATGTTTTTCCTCCATCTGTTAAATTATAACCATTTGGATATTTTGTATTATATTCTTTAATGTATTTTATTTCATATTCATCCAATTTATCAAGTGAGCATTCTATTATTTTCTCACAAGTAAATGTCTTGACATTATATTTCAATAAAGCAGAATTTAAATAATTACAACAATTTTTCTTTTTTGAATAACATTCATTGATGTGGTCTTTAAACCTTCCAATGTATCCAAATGGTCTGTATTTATTATGGTTCAACCGATGACTCCTTGTTTGTCCAACATATTTTTTATTATTTATTGTATTAGTAATTACGTATATTTCTCCAACCACTTTTTCCTTTTCCGTTATATCAAGTATTTTATTCATTTATTATATTATTATAAGAGCAAGTTTTTATATATTTATCAAATGACTAAGAGATTATATTTGCCAATAACTATACACATCCTCATTATTGACAAGTAGATATTACACTGTTTTCCTTTTCAAGTTTTATCTACATCTTGAAAAGCAGTCTCTTGTTGGTGACAAAATGTCTATCACCATCAAAATCCGCGTTGTACGGTTTAGTGTCACAAACGTTCATTCGAAACGTGTCTCCACGTTGCATAACTTTCACAATATGACACATCATACTCATTCTGTGCAAACTGGGCTGTCGATTGAAAAGAACCGCGTCGCCATCCATCATATGTCGATGAACAATGTCGCCGTTTTCTAATTGAATCGATCTGCGGTCCAATTGTCGCAATGACACATTTGTTCCGCTTCTTTTCTCCAAAGAATTTGCGCCTGGATACACATCTGGTCCGTTTTGAACCAGTTTAGTTAAGAAATTTTTATTTCGATTATTGACAACAACTGGTTTTGTTAAACATGTTGCGACATTCTTCGGAACGCCAAGTTGTCGCGCAGACAAGTTTGGATCACCAGTAATAACAGAACGAGCGCTGAAATCAACACGCTTACCCATCAAATTTCCACGGATACGACCATTTTTAGAATTTAAACGACCCATAATACACTGCAATGGGCGCCCAGTACGCTGTTGCATAGGGGCCGCACCTTTTACCTTGTTATTTACAATCATCGCCACAAAATATTGCAAAACTGATGTTAATTTATCAATAAATTGTGGCGCTGTGTTTTTATTCTTAATGCGGTCTTCCAAATCCTTATTGGTTTTAATAATATGGCTGTAAATGTGTGTCAAATCGTCTTCTGACCGCTGATTCGCGTCCATTTTTACAGAAGGTCTAACAGATGGTGGTGCAACTGGCAAGACTTCACAGATCATCCAGTCTGGTCTCGACCAAGTTGCACTAAATCCCATAAACTCGACATCTTCGTCTGAAATGCGTTTAAATATTTTCAACACAATTTCAGCAGTCAATGTCATTAAGGTTTTATCATCATTTGTTATGTCCCAAGATGCAACAATCGTAGCCATATTTTCCAGTTTTATTTTTTGAGGTTGTTTGCAACCACACCCGGTCTCTGTGTATTCTCCGCAACGTTTAATACCGCCTTGGCACAATGAATAAACGTGATCCCATCGTTTGTATGAGTTCATATTTATTACATGCTTGTGGTCATCTTTGTTAATTAACAATTTACTGCATTTGAAACATACACATTTAAGAATTTTGATGACTTCCTTAATGTGTTGAATGAAGAAAACTGGACGTGCTAATTCGATGTATCCAAAATATCCAGGCGTTTGTATATGTGTTAAACCATCTGTTGGACAGATTGAACCGCGTCCAAGAACACCCATTCTTGGATCAAATAAACCACCTGGAACTTCTTTGTTACCAACGTAGGTATCCTTTGAGACAACTTCTACTACACCAGCTTTGCGAATTTCTTCTGGCGATGCCATTCCAAATTGAATTCCAATAATTCTACTGGGATTCATATACGCGGAGTTTGATGATTGTTTGTTTCCTGACATTTTAATAGTTGCTATATATTATATTAAGTATTATTTATATTCTTTTAAAAAAGACTAAATTAAAATTTCAATTTTGCGGACTTTGCAAAATGCGTAAAATTGAATTTTTTAAACAAAATAAAAACAAATGCATAAAAACACAATACAATAGACAATACAATACACAATACAATTCAAAAAATGCCAAGAACCAAGACCGAAATTATTACCAAGAACAAGAAGTACAAGAAGAATAAGCCCGATTCTGATTCGGATGATTCAAGTGATTCTAGTTTTGCATCCGATTATGATTCAGAATATTCGTATGATAGTGAAATAGAGACCCCCAAATCAAAAAAGAATAAGTCTAAGAAGACATTTTCAGATGTTAGTTCCGAAAGTTCTGATGATTTGACTGAACTTCACAAAACTTTGCAGTCACTATTTCCTTCCAAATATATTGATGACAGAGTAAAAGATAACAAGAAGAAAAAGAAGGATAAAAAGGAGAAAGAGAGAGAGAAGGAAAAGGAAAAGGAAAAGGAAAAGGAGAAATCACGAAGAAAACACAAGTCTAAAAAGTACGAATCTGAGTCAGAAGAAGAAGAAGATGAGGAAGAAGAATGTGTTGATTCTGACGATGAAGAGACCATTTATGAAGATATTGATTCTGATGAAGAAGATATTGAATCAGATGAAGATGATGCAGCAGATGCGGATGAGAAAAACTACAAAATCACTTTCACAATTGGCGGTCAGCCTTCTTTAAAAAACAAAGTTCAGTCCAATTTATCCAACGACGAATATGGTTCTGACGATGAGAAAACATTTATGAAGGAAACTTATGAAAATGTGGAACCAATTGGAATGCCTTTAACACCATCTGTTTCAAACCAGTCTTTGTCTGAAAGTGTTGTTATTGCAAAAAAGTCAAAGCCCGAAAAGAAGAAGGTCAAAGACGATGTAAGTGACACCATGTCCGAAGTAGTTGATATTGGAGACAAATACAAAGAAATCATTGAACTCAAGAAGATTTTGGTGGATAAGTTGAAAGCAAAACCAAACAATCAAATTATCCAAAAGGCGCTCAAACAGTGCGAACATTCTATTACCAAATTAATCAAGAATGCACGTTCCAAGAATGCCAAAGTCTATGAGGACATGATTAATTTTGCAGATACTCAAGAGATGGCAGACGAGTTTGGATACTTCAAGAAGAAACTTTCCAACAAGGAGCAATTAAAGATTATGAACGATTTAAATGACATCAATAAGTTCATGTATGTGGAGAAACCGTATCGTTTGTCTTTGCTGCAATCAAACATTCCGCCTAAATTCAAGGCGATTGCAATTCAAAGGTTAAACCAGTTGAGTATGATGGAGCCGGGCGAGCCCGAATATTTCAAGCTCAAGAACTGGGTGGATAATTTCATGCGAATCCCGTTTGGAATATACAAAAACTTGACTATCAATATCAATGATGGTATTGATAAGTGTAGTGACTATGTTGTCAATGCCAAGAAACAGCTGGATACGTGTGTATTTGGTCTAAATTCTGCAAAGATGCAAATTATGCAGATGGTGGGGCAGTGGATATCCAATCCTGGATCAATGGGTACGGCTATCGCCATTCATGGACCACCAGGTACCGGGAAAACTTCTCTTGTTAAGGACGGAATCAGCAAGATTTTGGGGCGCGAGTTTGCGTTCATTGCACTTGGCGGATGCGGCGACAGTAGTTTTTTGGAAGGTCATTCTTACACGTATGAGGGAAGTACTTGGGGTAAAATCGTGCAAATCTTGACGGAAAGCAAATGCATGAACCCGGTCATTTACTTTGATGAGTTGGATAAGGTCAGTGATACTGCAAGAGGCCAAGAAATTATTGGAATTCTGACCCATTTAACAGATACATCGCAAAACAGTCAGTTTCACGACAAGTATTTCTCGGAAATTGAGTTGGATTTGAGCAAGTGTTTGTTCATTTTCAGTTACAATGATGAGAGACTGGTGAATCCAATTTTGAAAGACCGTATGTACAGAATCGTGACAAAGGGATACGATTTGAAAGAGAAGCTAACAATTGCGCGAAATTATATGTTGCCCAAGATTCGCGAACAAGTCGGATTTGGACCGGATGATATTGTTATCAGCGATGACGTTTTGTCGCACATCATTTCCAATCAGGCGAAGGGTGAAGAAGGTGTGCGTAATTTGAAACGAACTTTGGAAATCATACATACTAAGCTGAATTTGTATAGACTTGTAAAACCAGATACAACAGGTATTTTTGAGAAAGATATGGGACTCAAAGTATCATTCCCTTATACATTGACTAAAAAAGATGTCGATACATTGGTGAAAGTTGAGGAATGCATTAGCCAAAGTGTTTTGAACAGTATGTACCTATAGGGGGGGCTTTGCCCCCCCTATGACCCCTTCCCTTAATGGGAAATAAACCAGTAGTTGTTTTACAACTATTTTTTTATATTATTCTATAAAAAAAATATAAGACAAAAGGGAAGGGGTCGTAGGGCGGAATAACCAGTTTTTTACAACTATTTTTTTATATTATTCTATAAAAAAATATAAGACAAAAGGGAAGGGGACGTAGGGCGGAATAACCAGTTTTTTACAACTATTTTTTATATTATTCTATAAAAAAATATAAGACAAAAGGGAAGGGGTCGTAGGGGAAACCGTAGGTTTCCCTACTTCTACTTACCAATTTGGTCCGACGCACCACCAGCATTTCCACCTCTAGTTGTCAGCATTTTAATGTCTTCCGGACTCATGCAAATGTTACCCTTGGAATTTGTGTATCCAAAAGGTTTGCAACTAGTGTTTGACTCATTGTTATACATAAAACCAATAATTTTCTCATTACCAAATGCACCAGACTGAACACCTTTGAATCCAGCAACTTTTATCGCAGGGGAATTGTATTCATCCATGGGTTCAAATGCCTCAGAAAATTTCTTCTTTTCGTATTCGTCCATGGGTTCAAATGCCTCCTTTGGGCTAAGCGCCTCCTTTGGGCTAAGCGCCTCCTTTGGGCTAAGCGCCTCCGCATATTGCTTCTTCTCATCTCTCGCCTCAAATTTCTCTTGGATTTGAGCAAATCCCTCATAAGGATACTCATTCAGGGTTTTTGCCGAGGAGTATCCAACAATATTACTATTTGTCAACATTGCTCCAATAAAAATGACTAAAAGTAATCCAACGATGCTTAATAATCTAGTATCCATCTTTTTATAACTAATAGACAGATAAAATTATTTTCTGCTTATTAATCCTTTTTTGTTTATTTTTTTTTTAATTTTATTATAATTTTTTAAATTATTTTGATTTTTAAAATCAGCAATAGTTTGTTGAATTTCAGGATCAACATTTGGATTTGTTTTTGAATTTTTTATTTTATTCAAATATTTTACAATATTGTTGTATATACGCACATCTTTAATTTTATTCCATCCTTTTTTAACCGATTTTTGTATTATTTTGTTTCCTAAATTGTTTCCAACATTAATTGCAAGTTGAACGGATTCATTTATTTTGTTTTTAAAATCATTTATCATTGTGGGTATTTTGTTAAAAGACATATCAATCAACGGGTTATATAATTTTTTATAATACAAGTCAGATATATTTCCAACTGTATTTTGTACATTTGTTAATTCTTTTGATTTTTCAAGGCTAGTTAGAATATTTTTTGCATTTGTTATTCCTTGGTTAGTTTTCATAATTTCTGTTTTTACTACCTGAACATTGTTTTTGTTCTGATTAACAACATTAACAAGTTCGGGCGTTTGTTTTTCTAGCAAACATCGGTCTCGATTGCTTTTGTCAAAATAAATTGCAACAGGATTTAAACAATCAGTGTTTAATTCTTTTGCAACTTCAATTTGAAACTTGTTAAATAAAACAACATTCACTGTTAAAAATACTATAAATACTAATATAGTGATAACAAAATATACACTATTTAATGTCCAATAATCTACAATAATATTTCCTGGCATATAATAATTGGTTATTTATTTTATGGGTTCAAACTTTTATTTAAACTATTTATCAATTTTTGAGTTCCTTCTGTAGTTTTTAATACGCCCTTGTTCAAATTATTTTGAATATACAGTCCTGCAATTGCTTTTTGCAAACCTTCTTTTAAATTTAAAATATTTTTTTGAATTATGACGGCTCTTTCTCTATTTTTTTTGGGTATTTCTACGAATCCATTGTCAATTTTAGTTCTTAAATTATTTAATGTCATATTGGTTTGTCGAATTGTTGTATCTGTTTGTACTTTCGTATTATCAACGTATGCAGTTGCTGCAGCAATCATAGTTTGTTGTTTTACTTGTTTTCCGGCGTTTTCTAAACAATATTCCATATTGTCGTTCTGGTTTTTGCCGTACAACCATGCATACTGCATTATTTCGGGCCGACATCGCATTCTGTCCCAGTTATTATTTACTTCAAATTGCTTTGTTGTCAAATTAACAAACAATAAAAAACCACTAAATAATGCTATAAAAATAATAGTTTCTTTCCATAAATTATCTTTTACTGTTAAATCAAATATATAAGACATCTTACAAGATATATATTTTTTACATATTATTTATTGAGATAAACAACATAAAACAATTGCTCCCAAATAATTTATACAATGAATTCATTCACGCAAGGTTTAGATATGAAGGCTCTAATGGAGAGCGACGATTATGTGAATAACACTGACCGCATACGCGAGCTGAAGCACAGTGAGAACATTTTGGAGGATATTGGAAAGCTGTGCGAGATTCGAAAAAAACACCCCAATATGCGGATGATGGATGAGCAGGGATACAATGAATTGTGTCGTAACACCACGCCTTTTCTCTACAATCATTACACTGATATTTTCAACAAGGTTGTTAAGGACGAATTGAATATGGAAATGATGGTTCGATTCATCTTTATTTTGAAGCAGATTGAGGAGGGAGTGATTGATCAATATGATGCATCGGTCAAAGTTGGAACTATTTTGAAAGAGATGTACGTGGATAGCGCAATGCGCCGTGGTGACAATTTAGACAAGTTGCACGAATCGGAGGCACCCACTTTTGTGGAGCCGGTCAAAATGTCGTGGGCCGAGTTTAAGAAAGGGAAACCTACGGTTTCCCCTTTGACCCCTTCCCTTTAACCTAGATATTCATGTTTCCACCTCTATCAAAAGCGAACAGTAAGTTCTCTTTTTTCTCTTTAATATATATCTGGGAAAATGAATGAAGAGGTTTTGAATATTTTGAGTAAAAATCTTGTTCCAAAAGATTTTGAGAAAAACGTGTTTGGCGAGGTTTTTACACCCATTCATTTTGTAGAGAAAATGTTGGATGCGTTACCTGCATCTGTTTGGAAAGACAAGAGCCTAAAATGGTTTGATCCAGCTTGTGGAATTGGGAATTTTCCGATTGTCGTTTATTATCGATTGATGGACTCATTAAAACATTCCATCATTGGTGATAAGACAAGAAGCAAGCATATCATAGAGAAAATGCTTTTTATGAACGAACTCAATAAAAAGAATGTGGTTCTCTGCAAAAAGTTGTTCGCAATGATTGACCCAGATTCAACAATTAATATTGAATGCAAAGATTTCTTACAGCTATCCGGTTCTTATGACATCATTGTGGGAAATCCGCCGTACAATGAGGCGCGAATCAAAGAAACATCCGACCAACCGCTTTACTCCAAATTCATTGTCAAAGCAATAGAGATGACCAATAAACTACTATTTGTGGTTCCGAGCAGGTGGTTTTCGGGTGGGAAAGGGCTGGATGAGTTTCGTAAATCCATGCTTTTGCGTAAAGACATTGTCTCCATAAATCATATTCCAAATAGTCGGACAATTTGGCCCGAGGTTGAAATTAAGGGAGGCGTGAATTACTTTTATTTAGACAAATCGTATAAGGGATTGACAGAATTCACAGATAGTTTGAATAATAAACAAATGGTTCAATTGGACAAATACGATATTTTGGTTCCCGATACAAAGGCGTATCCATTGATTAACAAGGTTGTAAAATACCCTTGTTTAAGTGAGCTATATTTGTCTACAGGTCACTTTGGAATCACCACCAACTTTGAACACTTCAAAAATAAATTATCAAACAATCTTGTTAAATGCTATGTGTCATCAAAAAAAGGTGAGGAGAAATTTGTTTTGAAAAAGTACATTAAAAATGCATATGATTTTTGGAAAGTATTTACGCCGCAGGGGTCGGGGAAAGGAGGCGATGGGTTCGGCAACATCATTATTGGAACACCGAGAGAAATTGCATCGCAGACTTATTTTGGATTCAAAGTGGATTCATTGGTTCAAGCCAAGTCTCTCAAATCCTATTTGGAAACCGATTTTGCCAATTATATGTTGAGTTTGCGGAAAATAGACCAGCACATTAGCGAAGCGACACTGAAATGGGTGCCGTTGCCGCCGCTGGATAGAGAATGGACGGATGCCAAAGTGGCCAAGTATTATGGGTTAAATGCAAAGGCTTATTTGGGGAAGACGAAGCGAATTCGGAATATTCATTCAAAAAAAACAATGAAGAAACAACACTAACATCTTTGTGCCATTTGTCGCCAAAGTTTTACAAGCATATTATCAATATATTTTATATTTTCTTCATCGCTACTGTATCCAACCAATTTGTTGTATTTTTTTTCAAGTTTTGAATTATTAACAAATGTTTTATATACCCTAATTTTATATTGTTCATCGGTTAATTTTGAATTTTCATTAGAAGAATATCTTAGGTCATGTAATATACCATCAATTAAAACAAAACCTCTTGGTATTTTTTCATAGACTTCAAGAGTTAATTTGAAAGGGGTTTTCATTTTTGCTTCGTATGTTAAATTACATTTTATACAAGGTAAACTATGTGCCATCCAATCACTTGGCATTGTTTCACTTAGTGATGATTTACACTTGGGACATCTAATTGTATGTTTTAGAATTGAGATGCATTGATTTCTCAGTTCTAATCCATATTGTAGAGTATTTATGACTCTCTCAATCCCAACTACCGACAAATATTGTTGCGGTTTTAAATTGATTATATAATGTTTAACTGCTTCAAGTTCCTTTATTTTTTCTTCTAGTTCCTCGTCCGTCCCCTGGAAGTTTTCACCCGGACACGCATCTGCAAAATGCCCTTGTTGTCCACAATTATAACAACAATCTGAAACACTTTTGAATTCGTGTTGCAATGCCTTAATTTGCCACTCATCTAGCTCCAATTTTGTATATGAACCACCACGAACATTCACTATTCCATATCGCATCATATATTTTTTAGTTAGTGTATCCTCTTCAAATTGGCTGTCTGAATGGTAATTATCAATTATTTTCACGGGTTTATACAACGAAGTCCATTCTGACCCGTTTTCTCTCGTGTGTTCATCAAAACGTGCAGAAACATCTCTTGATGTTTTGCCGATATAGTATTTTCCGGATTCTAGTTCCAATGCATAAATATTCATTTTTACAAATTTATAAAATAAATAAATTTTATAAATTTAAATTCAATTTTAACAATTTGTTTCATTAACAACTTCTGATTCATTATTCTCTGCTTCCTCTTCCTCATCTTCCTCATCTTCTTCCTCTTCTTCCTCTTCCGATTCATCCGGTCCGCATTCTTTGCATGTGTTCTCTCCAGACCTACAACAATCATTACAGTACCATATTTCACATTCACCACACGGCCATCCGTCCGACCCGCGATTAACATCTCTGCCACAAGTAGAACAATTTCCATAGCATCCACACAATTCATCACCATTTCTGCACTCATTGCACATACTAACGCCACAGTCGCAACATACTGTTTCCACACATTCACTACAACCAGTCATTTCGCAAACAAAACATGTATTGATGCACCGCTTGCAGTACAACATTTGTTCTTTGGGTTTTGTCAGAACTTCACCATCGTTATCATCTTCATCTTTGCAGACTTCATCCTCATCTGGTTCTTCATTTATATCCTCAACATCATAATAATAATAATGAAGTTCTAGATCTAACACAAGAAAATATATATGATAATTTAAATATTGAAAATTATTTAAAATTAATAAATGTATATAATAAATCTAGGTTAAATATATTTTGCGGTGTAAGTGGTGGTAATTTAGCAAGTTGTATATGTTTTGGTACAAATTCAATTTGTTTTAACTCTAAATCTAGTTTTGATTATGTATTAAACAATAATAATATGTGCAATAATCTAAAAATTTGTGAAACTTATGTAGATTTTTTTAGTTCAATTGAAAATATATGTAACAATTGAACCAGTTCGTATATTTTTTACTATACAATTCTTTATCTGGGATGTGGTTCATTGCTCATTATACAAAAAATATTTTTTATTACACTTTTTGAATAAAATCTCCAAATAAATAAATGAAAATCCCCATATTTAAAATCCCCGTAATGAAAATCCCCGTTCGTTATTTACCATTCGGCTTATCCAATAAAGATTCTGAAAAACAGGTCCAAATGTTGAATAAATCTCGGTCCAATTATAAAAAAGGAAAGTATTTCACCAGAAAACCAATCAAATCGTTTCACAGTCATCCGTCCAAACATATTGGTCATGCACAGAAGATCTATGGAATACAAAAAATAGTTCCAAGCAAGGAATTGGCCAAAGTGACAGGCTGCTCCATTGACGCATTGAACCAAATCGTGAAGAAAGGCGAGGGTGCCTATTTTTCGTCAGGATCGCGTCCAAATCAAACCGCGCAATCCTGGGGCTACGCACGTTTAGCAAGTGCATTAACATCGGGTAAAGCGGCTGCTATAGACTACAACATTTTGGAAAAAGGATGCAATCATAGAGGCAAAGCATTCACACTTGCGAAAAAAGCCCGTAAAGCCTACGGGTTTGGTCACGGAAAAACAAAAAGACGAATCATTTCATAAATAAAAAAATTATATGTATAATATAATTTTTTTCAAGAAGCACTTGGCATATGCGTTTCTTTTCAAAAAAAATAATAGCAAATTACAATAAAAATGTCAAAGATCACTCTTCAATGTGTAAAGGAAAAAAGCAAACTAAGAATCAAATTCTTTAGTTTCACAGATACCGAAGGCAAAGTATATACAAATGTCTACAACAATAATTTGAACTGCAAATTTCCCAAAGATGTTCGTCAAGACGGGTATTTCTACGAAATCGGACCCGACGATATTGTCTTGGTTTCACGTCCAAACACGCAGGCATTCTACCAAATCAAAACCACAAATATGAAGATTGTTGCAAAACTGGATATGAGCAGTCTTCGAATCTATGAAATCACAGAATGTGTTGTTTGTATGGTTGAAAACTCCACCGAGATTCTTGTCCCATGTGGCCATCTTTGTATGTGCAAATCTTGTTGCGAATCCTTGTTGAAAAGTCGCAGCAATTGTCCTATTTGCAGACGTGAGGTCCAAAGTGTTGTATCTTAGGCATCAAAATCGGACTTAACGATATTGTCTTGATTTAACGTCCTAAATCCTATTGTTTTTTTTATATAGTCACGACTAAACTCCTGACCTTTATGTTCTATATTTATATCAAATAATACGAGTCTATTTACTTTATTCTCTACTAATATTTCTTTACCATCAATATAAAAATATGTTCCACCATTATTAACAGTATTTAAATATATTAGAATTTTATGTGTTTCTCCAGATACTTTATTGTCTTTATGCTTAGGAATGGGTTTATTATTTTTAGATATTGTAATCTCGTCACTAAGACCCAATACACCTAATTCTTTAAATTTATCTACATAGTTGATATATATGTAGCTAGCTATATCTTTTGATTTATATCTAGATTGTGCAGAACCATTATTGTCTACATACTCTGATAACATTTCTAAGTCTTCTATAGATAAAAAATTATCTATAACTTTACAGGGTTCTTTCATATATACAGGTGAAGATTTTCTATTTTTGTATAAATTTTTATATTTTTACAAATTCGCGCATCAAATCACGCAGAACTTAATATGACTAAATGTATTTATCTGCGACTATGTCTTGAACGTTTTTTGTTGGTTTTTTTACTTCGTTTTCCTCCTTTTTTTGCACTACTTTTAGCACTTGCACTTTTAACGGGTTTATCTACAACTTGAATTGTATAACGGTCTTTTGAAGCACCAAACCCACGTGTAGCTTTAATACTGGAGCCTGTTTTTTTTTTAAGATTGTTCTCTTCCAAATATTGTTTAACTGCATCTTCTGCAGCAGCATCAGTATCAACATCTACATCCGGAATCTCGGTTTCAACATAGTCTTTGACAACACATACTTTCATTTTATATATAATATTATAAGATAATTATTGTGCATGAATTTGTGTCATTAATTCCCCGTATGCAATTGCACCACCACATAAATATAATCCCGCAAAAAACGTAAATACTCCAAACTGACGTATAAACATGTAGACAACTCCACACAATACTAAATATCTTGATGCTATTCCAAGAATAATGTATGGATAATATATTGCTCGTTCTTCAATTAAGGTCATTTTAATATTACTATTACTAAAATGAATGATATATCTAAATAAGTTTGCAAAATATTATTGGGATACCAACGTAATTTTATGTTCATTGCAGAACCGCTGAAGTTCTGGTGATGCTTGCATCTTCAGAATCTTTATTTTGGTTCCAAATTTGTAAATTGCAGAGAAGTCTTTTAACAAGGGTGTATTCAAAATGGATAATACTTCTAAATTGGGAAACCCTTCCAAGCCTTTTAATCCCGTGATCTTGGGTGCGGATTCAATTGTCATTTCTCTCAAGGTGTCATTTTTGAAACTGGATAAATCAATGAAGGAAAAAGAAGTGAAAACTATTTTTTGCAATTTATACAATGTACTTAACTTATCTGTTTTTAAATGAGCATCTCCCTGGATTGCAACCGTTTGTACATTGATTGGGAAAAAAGCATTCATTCGCAAATCGATCTCTGCGCTAGAAATTGTATTCAATAATGATTCCATCTGAACAAATCGTTTTTCGTGGGCTTCAATGAGACAAGCCAGATGAGTGCATCGTTTATTCAACTCTTCAACCACTGTTTCCTGTCTCTGTTCAAGCTGGTTCATGAATAGCGTTAGCTGGGTATCGTTGGAAATCAGCTTCTCTTTTAACAAAACATCAAAATCTAATTTTAGAAACCCGCCAATAAGTGCATTAAATTTGAGCTTCATCGAACCGGATTTTACACTGATTGCGACCTTGTATCCAGCATCCTCGGCAAAACAATTTGTAATTATTTTGTATGCGTCTTCTAAAGTCGTTGAGAGACGGAGCTCCCCAGCATCCAGGTTGGTTTCGTAAGTGAGATGATTTGTTAAATCCATCATTTTAATGTAAATTTGTGTTTTATTGAAGGAAGTCAGAATAGAATAGTTTTTGATAGTAAATGCGTCGGTCATATACCAAAATAAAGTATTTGTTTTTAAAAGTTTTTCCGGAAGTAAAGAGAGAAAAACATCTTCCCAAAATATTTTTCAAATTATCAAAATATTTTTCAAATTATCAAAATATTTTTCAAATTATCAAAATATTTTTGTATGCAGTCATTTTATTTTTTTTTTCAGATTTATCCAAAATATTTTGTATAAATCTTTCATTGGTTTAATATTTATATGCGAATGGATTTAAAAATACGTATATATTTGATATATCCAAAATGAACGAAAATAATCAGGTTTTAACAATCAAGAGTGTTCAAATCCAGCCTATCCGAAATTTGACAACTGCTCTCAAGGATATATTGACAGATGCAACTATTACATTTAATAAGGATAGTATGAAAATTATAAATTTTGATAAAACCCACACAATGTTGGTAAGTGTAATCTTACATTCAAATAAGTTTGAATCGTATAAATGCGTGCCTGACCAAATAGTCATTTGCACCAACACGATGCATTTTTTCAAGTTAATTTCCACTCTTTCCAATGATGATATTCTAACAATTTATATTGACAATGAGGATTATCAGGATGGAATTGTATCTTATCTTGGCCTAGAATTTGACAACAAGAATGTAGGACAAACTTACGATTCCAAATTGCGACTCATTGAGCCAGATACAGAGGAATTAGTGATTCCCGACGTGGAGTACTCAACAATTATCAATTTACCTACTGGAGATTTCCAAAAGATCGTGAGAGACTTGAATGCACTGACAGATCGCGTTGAAATCAAATCAGTAGGTGATGACTTGATTTTTTCATGCATGGGAACATTTGCCAAGACCAAGTTTAAGCGTTCAGAATCAGACAGTCATATGGATTTTATTGTAAAGCCGGATCCGGACGTTATTGTTCAAGGTGAGTTCTCGGTAAAGAGTTTGAATAATTTTATTAAATGCACTCCATTATGTACTCATTTAGAGATGTATTTAGGAAATGATTTGCCATTGATCGTGAAATATAATGTGGCGTCACTTGGTGAAATCAAGTTGTGCTTGGCGCCGTTACCTCCAAACTAAGTAGGGGGAAACCGTAGGTTATTTGGGCTTACGCCCTTACGACCCCTTCTCTTTTGTAATAAGAAAATGAGAAATTGATGCAAAAACACATTAAAAACAAAAAGCTGCTAGCAAAACAACTACTGGTTTAACTAAAGACCAATCCAAAGTTGTACAAGACCAAATACAAAAAAAAATAAATAAAAAAAAATGTATTTTATTTATTTTTTATAAACATTAAAATTCGGGTGCATGTTTCTTGAACAAACACCCCTCCTTGGGTAAGCTGGGAATTTCTCGAATAATGTCCGGGTTCTGGAAACTGCATGTGTCCATCCAAATTTTGATGACCGAAAACCTCTTTTTTGGCGAAATGGTGATTCCATTAATATGCGACTCATACTTAGGTCCAGACGACAAACTGTTTCCACACATTGCCGACATCAATTTTTGCCAAGCAATAGAAACATCGGTGTTTGCCACACGATATGAAAAACACCCTCCATCACGGTTCTTGGCGTCCTCCCACATGGGAGCAATGCCATTCTTCATACAAAAGAACATACAGTTATACAACAAGTATTCAGGAATTGCATTGTTCAATGCGTTAATACTTTCAACTGTATCAATTTCTTTCATTATGACCTTATAACTGTCCTGCGTCCAGCTATTATCGGTTTGTAAATGGTAATATAGATTCCATTTACAAGACAGTCCATGAAGTTTGGTTGTTTCCATTTTGCTATAATTTATAATATATTTTTATATTTATTTTGCATATATATTATAAATTTTAATTCAATTTTATAGAGAACCTACGGTTCCGCTTCTACCCCCTCCTTTATACAGGTGAAAATTTCGTAAGAGGGATAAGTAAAGGTCCTATAAGGGAGGGGTCATAGGGGAACCGTAGGTTCCCTATAGTTTGCGGACCTCATACCCCGCCTTCAATCTATCGTTAAAGAATATGTAGTCAGATGCACGGAGTGTATGCTTATTGATTTTGTCATCCATTAAATGGAGTTCATAGGTTTCGTCAAATATGTAGTCACCTGGATTATATTGGTAAGAAAGCATGCGATAGACAAAAGTCTTGCTAAATACCTCGTTGCCATTTCGAATATAGGTCAAATCCAGGTTTATTTTCAACGGGTTTTTCATGTCTTTATGAAAGTACATAATGTTTAAGAACCTGGTATTGTTGGGGTTCGGAATTTCATCAAATACCGGCTTTTCCAAATTGGGGGCAAAAACCCTGGATAGTCTGTACTTTTCGCTTTTTCTAATAAAAAGTGTTTCTTTTTCCAAAACAATATTTGAAATTATTTGATTGTATTCTTCCTCTGACCCGTATCGATACTGTTCAATCAATTTGGGTTGATCCAGATTCATATTGACGGTGGTTATGCAGTTCCATGTGTCCAATTGGGGCTCCACCAATTGGTTTGATACAATAAAATACTTCTTCAAAAAACCATAATGCTTGAATCTCTCTTCAACCAAAACAAATAAATAGTTGTATATCCAAAAAAGTGAAAACATTAAATTGACAAATTTAATCTCGGTGTTTTTATAAAATGCTTTTACTGAATCCATTATTTAAATAAATATGAAAAAATGTTTTTATATTTATTTGTTTGTATCATTATTTTCTTTGGTGTCTAAACAAAAATCTTCTTATAAGCAGCCAGCACTTTTTTCTTCTGTTCTGAATAATCCACAATGGGTTCAACATAAACACTTTTATCAAAGTCCTTGTACCAGTTATGGATTTTCCTGTTATCTACATCTGCCAATTCTGGAACCCATTGTTTAATATAAACACAATCTGGATCATTCTTCTTGGATTGTTCCCACGGACTGAAAATGCGGAAATACTCTTGAGAGTCGGCTCCGCCTCCTGCTATCCACAACCAATTGTGCATATTGCTCGCCACATCATAATCCACTAAATTCTGGGCAAAATATTTCTCTCCTAAACGCCAGTCAATTAACAACGTTTTGGTTAGAAAAGACGCAACAATAAGTCGCCCTCGATTGTGCATATATCCGGTGGTATTCAATTGGCGCATACATGCATCTACCACGGGGAACCCGGTTTTGCCGTTAGTCCATGCATTAAACCACGTTCGATTATTATCCCACTCAATTTTCTCGTATTTGGGATCCACTGGATGACCTAGTTTGGGGAAAGCGTAGAGAATGTGGGCATAGAAATCGCGCCAAAATAGTTGCCTGCGAATTGGTTCAGGGAATTTCTCATACGCTTCTCTCACGGAAATGCATCCAAATTTGATGTAAGGAGAGAGAAGAGATGTAGAAACTGATAAAACGTTTCGGGTCTTTTCATAATGTTCAGGGATTTGCGATAAAATCTTTTTGCCGTTCTCTCTGCCTCCATTATTAATAATGTCTGGATTAAGTTCCAAGCTTAAATATTTATCCATTAAATTGATTGTATTCATCTTTACCAATGGTTTATAAAAGTTTGACACAGACCCTACTGATCTTGCCATATGTGATTTGTTCATTAATGCCTTGTTGTAAAAGGGCGTGAATTTTTTATATACTTCGGTTGCAAGAGTCTCTCTATTTTCTTGAACAAATCCATCTTTGGTAAGCGTTCCTGGTTCAAACAAATAATAATCGGCAAATGTTTTGCATTCAACACCCTTTTTCTCACACATCTCTGCAACTTTGTTGCCTCGCATTGTGGCAAAGGGCGTGTAATCGCGGTTGAACCCAACAAACCCTGGTTCCAATTCATTAATTACTTTGGCTAATACTTCTGTGGTATCCCCGTAAAAACAAAGCAGTTTGGACCCAGTAGCTTGGTCCAAATCATCTAAAGATTCAATCATGAACTGAATTGCATTATTAGAACGGAATTTGTTCTCTGCAGATATCTGTTGTGGAGTGAAAATAAAAATGGGAACAATCTTCTTGCAAAGTTTGGAAGACTCGTAGAGACCAATGTTATCCACGATTCTAAAATCGCGGTGAAATATGAAAATTCCCAATTCATGCATTTAGAATAAAGATATAGAATTTGTTTATATATATTTTTATTAGTGATGAGTACAATCGAAGAAAAAAAGGCAATGATACCCATGAATTACTACAATGAGTTCAATGGAGAGAACGAATATTTTAAAAATATGCGTTTTCTGGGTATTAATTATGACGGATATCCATTGTTATTTTTCGAATTAGCAAATGGAAAAACAGTGATGCGGCAATTGTTTGATAGTTCTCTCCGATATGAACTTGTAGAATATAAATAAAGATTGGACAAGTAATTTTATATAAAATGCCATTCAGTATAATTGTGGGTGTGCATGCAACAAATTGGGCAATCGGCTCTTCTGGCAAAATTCCCTGGAAATGTCGTGCGGATATGAAATTTTTTAAGGAAACCACAAGTAATGTTAATGATCCAACCAAGATGAATGCGGTCATAATGGGTCGGAAAACATTTGAATCGATACAAAAACCATTGCCAAACCGAGTAAACAAAGTTTTAACAAATAAACCTGACAATTTTTGTAAAGACATTTTTTCTAATGATTTTGATAAAATAATTGACGAATTAGAATTAAATCCAAAGATTGAAACCATTTTTGTCATTGGTGGAGAGAATGTGTATAAACAAGCATTGGAACATCCAAAATGCGAGAAGATTTATTTAAATATCGTTCATGTGGAGTGCGATTTGTCTGGTGCAGACGCATTTTTTCCTAACCCTGACCCAACTAAATATGGATTGGTTGAAACAACAATAATTGACCCTACAGTAACTAGTTATGTTTATAAAAGATTATAACTTTGTAGCAAAAATATAAAAATGACACAAAAAATGTATCATTTTTATACTACGTGCCTTGTGTCAGCGTACTATGTGCGCCGAAAGTTGGACGTCTCAAGCATCCTTACCTATGCAGCGACCATATACATTTCAATAAAGAGAAGGTTCAAAAGGCGGAAGCAAAGCTGAACCTACGGTTTCCTTTAAATGTAACCAATCAGTGCGGTGATACCTCCAAAAGAAACCATATGTCCATTTGTCTCAATAGCCGATACAGATACATTAGTTTTGGTGGTTCTTGTCACCAAGTATTTATTATCAACTCCCTTTGAAATTACTATAAAGTTACCAAGATTTGTTCCAACACCATTCAATCGAATACTGTTTGCATGTTCAATCATCGAACATAAAAATACAACTGCACTATCAGCTGCAATCGTGTTAATAACAAGTGGATTCTCAACGGTTGATCCATTTGGTCTAACAATTCTTATCGTTTTTAACTTGGCAATACTAATTGTTGCAGGCATGTATAACAAAGTTGATGGAATACTAATTGAAACAGCCGTTGGAAATATATTGAACAATGAATTTACTATGATGTTATGATTTGCTTGTTTTTCAATAACTGTTCCTAATTTTGGATTGAATTTTGCAACGTTTGCGGGTGTAGAAATAGTTGTAGGAAGAACCGTGTTCAAACTGGGTATAATGGTTACAGGAATTATAGCCGCTACTTCAGATGATCTTACAAATTCAAAAGAACTTGGTATAATATTTGCTGGAGAAATAGAAAACTGTGTCATTAATAAAACTGAATTATACAACGAATCACTGGAAAGCAATGCAGTAATTGTAACAATTCCAGGCTGTAATAGTGTAATCTCATTTTCATCATCAATTGTTGCTATAGTTGTATCCGATGATGTGTATTCCCATGCGCTAGTGTTATCAGCGGGTTTGGTTGGATCCACAATCGTAAATGATGGATTTGTCATCGATTTGTTTGTTATCAGTAGTGATCCAACCTGCGGCGTTGGAAGATTCACATGAAGTGTTGTAGAAATTGTTCCAGCTGTGAAGTTTGCAGTACTTGCTTGACTAGCAGTAATGGTTGAAGTGCCAACTCCAAGAACAGTTACAACATTTCCAGCAATAGTGGCAACTTCCGTATTCGAGCTTGTATATGTGAAAGCACCATTGCTATTGGTTATTGGATTTAACAAAGTGAAAGGTGCAGTTCCAACAATTTTTTTGGGGATAAAAAAGCTACTTAAAAATACTACTCTTGGATTTACTTGTATGGACCCAGTAACCGTTTTTGGTCCAAAACTCTTTGTGGCTGCTTGCGTAGCAGTAATAGTTGCAGTGCCGGAACCAATAATAGATACAACATCTTTGGCAATTTTAACAACTGCTTGGTTCGAACTTGTAAAAACAAAAGGACTGATGCTATTCGATTTTGGAGCAATAAGTTTGAAAGTCGCGTCTCCAACTGTTTTTGTTTCCGGGACAACAAACGGAGTCGATAAAGTGGGTGAAAGTTGATTTACAAAAAACGTTGTACTAGTTGTTCCAGCTATATAGTTTGTCGACATTGCTTGAGACGCAGTAATTATGGTATTGCCGACAATTCCTTTAATTGAAACTGTATTTCTAAAAATAGTAGCCACTTTGATATTTGAGCTTGTATAAGTGAAAGCTCCTATGCTTGTCGAGCTAGGATCAATAATTAAAAAATCAGGCATTCTAATTTCTTTTATGGGTATAGAAAAGTTAGTTATTATGGGCACACCTCTATTCACTGTAAGCAATGCAGTAATGCTAGCAGATGAGTAGTTTGGTGTGCTTGATTGAACCGCTCGAATGGTTGCAGTACCCGCTCCAACAATTGTAGCCATATTTCCAACAATTGTCACAACCGCAGTATTTGAACTTGTGTAAGTGAATGTACCATCGCCGTTGGTTGTTGGAGTGGTTATCGCAAAGGGCGCATCTCCAACTGCTTTTGTCGGAACACTGAAGTTAGAGAGAACAGTTGTTAATGCACTTACTTGGATAGAAGTAGTAATTGTCGCGGATGTGTAATTGGTTGTGCTCGCTTGGACCGCAGTAATGGTTGAAATGCCGCCGCCAACAATAGTAACAACATCCCCTTCAATGGTTGCGACTGATAACCTTGAACTGGTATAAGTGAATGCCCCATCGCTATTTGTAGTTGGAGGAGTAATTATGAAAGCCGCGTTTCCAAGTGCGCTTGATAAAGCAGGGAAATTAGTTAGAACTGTTGTTATCGGATTTACTGTAAAGGTTGCAGTAATTGTTCCTGACAAATACTTTTCAGTGCTGGCTTGATCTGCAGTAATGGTTGAAGTGCCGGCTCCAACAATTGTGACAACATCTCCTTCAATGGTTGCAACATCTGGGTTCGAGCTTGTATAAGTGAATGCACCATCACTGTTAGTTGTCGGAGTTACCAATGCAAACGATGCATCTAAAGCTGTTTTTGTGGGGACAACAAACCCGCTTAGAACGGGTGTTCCCGAATCTACTTGGAATACTGCAGTAATTGACCCTGATATGAAATTTGCAGTACTTGCTTGAACTGCAGTAATGGTGGAACTACCAATACCAATAATTGTCACCATATCTCGATTGATGGTCGCAACTGATGTGTCGGAGCTGGTATAAGTGAAAGCACCAACACTGTTACTGGTTGGAGGAGTTAATTTGAAAGGCGCATTTCCAAATAGTTTTTCAGGAACAGAGAAGTTAGTGATATTGGGTGTGTCTTTAGTGATTACGAAGGGTGCAGTAATTGTTGCGGATGTGCTATTTGCGGTGCTTGCTTGTCTAGCCGTAATTATGCAGCTACCAACCCCAACAATGGTTATGATGTTATCTACGATTGTCGCAACCAATCTATTCGAACTAGTGTATGTGAATGCACCAATTGTGTTGGTTGTGGGAGGAGTGATTGCAAAAGGAGTATCTCCAATAATTTTTGCAGGGACAACAAAATCGGATAAAACTGTTGTTAGGAGATTTACTTCGAATAATGCAGTAATTCTAGCAGATGTGTAGTCGTCGGTGCTTGCTTGATTTGCAGTAATTATAGAAGTACCTAACCCAACAATATTTATAGTTTCATCTTCAATAGTCGCAACTTCTGTATTTGAACTTGTATAAGTGAAAACATTGTTGCTGTTTGTTGTTGGCGGAACAATTGCGAATTCGCCCTCTCCAATTATTTTTGCGGGGATAGCAAAATTGGATAGAACTGTTCTCATCTGATTTACTTGGAATAATTCGGTAATTGTTGCAGATGTGTAATCGTCGGTGCTTGCTTGAACTGCAGTAATTGTTGCATTTCCAGCTCCAACAATGTTTATCATGCTACCATTGATGATAGTAGCAACTTCTATGTCAGAACTTGTATATGTGAAAGCGCCATCACTATTGGTTGTCGGAGGAACAATCGAGAATGAAGCGTCTCTAAATGTTTTTATAGGAATCTCAAAATTGGTTAGAACGGTTTGTATCCGATTTACTTGCAATGTACTAGTAGTTGTTGCTGATACAAAATTGGTTGTGCTTGCTTGAGTAGCAGTAATGGTTGAACTGCCGACTCCAACAATCGTTATAGTATTTCCTTCGATGGTCGCAACTTCCAGGTCCGAACTCGTGTAAGTGAAAGTGCCATTACTGTTGGAGGTTGGAGCTACGATAGCAAATGCCTCATTTCCAATAGTTTTTGCGGGGACAACAAAATTAGTTATGGTGGGCGTTCCCTGAGTTACTTCAAAGGTTGCAGTAATTGTTCCGGCTGTGTAATTTACAGTGTTTGCTTGAACCGCGGTAATGGTTGAAGTGCCAACGCCAACAATGGTTACAACATTTCTTACAATGGTAGCAACGTCAGTGTTGGAGCTTGTATAAGTGAAAGCGCCATTACTGTTGGTTGTCGGGGGAACCAATGTGAAAGGTTCATTCCCAAATGCCTTTTCAGGGACAGAGAACCAACTGATTGAATTGGTTGCTTTATTTACTGAGAGAGATGCAGTAATTCTCGCAGATGTGCTATTCTCTGTGCTTTCTTGAAATGCGGTAATTGTAACATTACCAGTTCCAACAATGGTGACAACATCTCCTGCAACAGTAGCAACCAATAAATTTGAACTGGTATATGTGAATAAACCAGTGCTGTTGGTTGTCGGAGGAACCAATGAGAAATTAGTATCTCCGACGGTTTTTGCGGGGACAACAAAATTGCTCAAAACTGTTCTGATTAGTTTTACTTGGAATGTTGTAGTAATTGCATCAGTTGTGTAATTAGCGGTGCTTGCCTGAACTGCTTTAATTGTTGAATTGCCCAACCCAACAATGGTTAGTGTGTTTCCTTCGATTGTAGCAACCGCAGGGTTTGAACTTGTATAAACGAATGCACCATCACCATTTGTTATTGGCGGATCAATTGTAAAAGCTTCTTCTCCAATTATTTTTGCGGGGATATCAAATTCGGATAATACCGTTTCTATCTGATAAACCTGGAATAATGCACTAATTGAACCCTGTGTATAATTGGATGTGCTTGCTTGAACTGCAGTAATGGTTGTATTTCCACCTCCAACAATAGTTATTGTGTTCCCATCAATTGTTGCAACTGCCGGGTTCGAACTTGTATAAGTGATTAACCCATCGCTATTTGAACTTGGGTCAGTTAGTGCAAATGAAGCGTCTCCAAATGTTTTTGCACCAACTGTAAAATTGGTTAGAACTGTTGGTATCTTATTGATTGTGAATAATGCCGTAATTGTTCCAGATACAAAATTGGTCGTGCTTTCTTGTTCTGCAGTAATGGTTGAAGAGCCTCTTCCAACAATGGTTATTGTGTTCCCATCAATTGTTGCAACCGATGAATCAGAACTAGTATAAGTGATTAAACCAGTGCTGTTGCTTACGGGAGGGACAATTGCAAAAGCTGCATCTCCAATAGTTTTTGTGGGGATAACAAAGTTGGTTAAAACAGGCGTTCCCTGACTTACTTCAAAAGTCGTACTAATTGTTCCAGATGTGTAATTAGCAGTATTTGGTTGAGTTGCGGTAATGGTTGAACTGCCAACGCCAACAATTGTTATAATATTTCTCGAAATTGTAGCAACGTCAGTGTTGGAGCTTGTATAAGTGAAAGCGCCGTTACTGTTGGTTGTTGGTGGAGTTATAGTAAATGGCGCATTTCCAAATGCTTTTGCAGGAACAGAGAAGTTAGTGATAGTGGTGGTTGCTCTACCAACTACAAAAGATGCAGTAATTGTTGCAGATGTGCTATTTTCAGTGCTTGCTTGAGTTGCTGTAATTGTGCAACTACCGGTTCCAACAACAGTTATAATATCTCCGGCAACGGTTGCAATCAATAAGTTTGAACTGGTATAAGTGAATGCGCCGGTGCCGTTTGTTGTGGGAGGAACTAATGAGAAATTAGTGTCGCCAACAGTTTTTGCGGATACAACAAAATTGCTTAGAACTGTTATTATCGAACTTACTTGAAGTGTTGTGCGAATTGTTTCAGATGAATAATTGGATGTGCTTTGTTGAACTGCTGTAATTGTTGAAGTGCCGCGTCCAACAATGGTCACACTATCTCCATCAATGGTCGCAACTGCTGGGTTCGAACTTGTATAAGTAATTAAACCATTGCTATTCGAAGTAGGAGGAACCAAATTGAATGGCGCGTCTCCGGGTATTTTTGTTATTGCAGGGAAATTGCTTAGAACTGTTTTTATCGGATTTACTGTAAGTACTGCAGTAGTTGTAGCAGATGTATAATTGGCCGTGCTTGCTTGAACTACGGTAATAGTTGTATTTCCACCGCCAACAATGGTTACCATATTATTGGCAATTGTTGCAACCGCAGTATTCGAACTTGTATAAGTGAAATCACCAGTGCTGTTAGTTGTCGGAGGAGTTATTGTAAAAGCATCATTTCCAAATGTTTTTGTTATTGCAGAGAAATTGGTTAGAACTGTTGTTACCGGAGTTACTGTGATTGTGGCGGTAATTGTTCCAGATAAAAAGTTGGTTGAACTCGATTGAATTGCAGTGATGGTCGAAGTGCCGACACCAACAATAGTTACAATATTATCGGTAACTGTAGCAACCGCTAAATTTGAACTTGTATAAGTGATTAAACCATTGCTATTGGTTGTTGGAGGAACCAATGCGAAATCTGCGTCTCCGAATGTTTTTGTTATTCCAGAGAAATTGGTTATAACAGGTGTTCCACGAATTGCTACAAGGGTTGTACTAATTGTTCCAGCTAAAAAATTTGCGGTGATTGGTTGAACTGCAGTAATAGTAGAACTACCAATTCCAACAATGGTTACAGTGTTCCCAACAATTGTCGCAACATTTGTATTTGAGCTTGTATAAGTGATTATACCATTGCTATTCGAAGTTGGAGGAACCAATGTGAAAGGTGCAATGCCAAATGTTCTTTCAGAGATAGTGAAATTAATCATTGATGTTATTGCTTTATTTACTACAAGAGATGCAGTAATGGTTCCAGTTGTGTAATTTGCAGTGCTTGCCTGACTTGCAGTAATTGTGCAGCTACCGGCTCCAACAATGTTAATACTATTGTCGGCAATAGTAGCCACTAATCGGTTTGAACTGGAGTAAGTGATTAAACCACTACTGTTTGAACTTGGAGGAGTTATATTGAAAGCGGCGTCTCCAAACGTTTTTGTTATTGTAGAGAAGTTGGTTAGAAGTGGTGTTGCCGCACTTACAGTAAGGGTTGCACTAATTGTTTCGGCTGAAAAATTGGTGGTAGTGGCTTGACTCGCAGTAATGGTTGAAGTACCAGCTCCAATAATTGTGATAACATTGTTGGTAATAGTAGCAACAGCCGTATTCGAACTTGTGTATGTGAATAAACCATCACTATTGGTTGATGGAGCTCTTATACTGAATGGCATGTTTCCAAATGTTTTTGTTATTGCAGAGAAATTGGTTAGAACTGTTGTTATCAGATTTATTTCGAGCTCATATGTAGTTGTTCCAGATGTGTAAGTTGCATTGCTCTCTTGACTTGCGGTAATTGTTGTAGTACCGGCACTAACAATAGTAGCCATATCTCCTGCAATTGTGAGTACAGATGTATCCGAACTAGTATAAGTAATTGCACTACCGTTATTGGATGATGCCTGAAGTTTGAATGGAATGTCATTAAATGTTTTTGCAGGAATCGGTGAAATGGTTAGAACTGTTGTTATCGCATTTACTTGGAAATTCGCAGTAGTTGTACTTGACAAGAAATTAGTTGTAGCTGCTTGTGTGGCAGTAATGGTTGAAGTACCTATTCCTACAATCGCAATCCTGTTTCCAACAATCTTAGCAACTAACTCATTTGAACTTGTATATGTGAAAACGCCATCGCCGTTGCTTGTAGGTGGGGTGATAATGAAAGACGTATTTCCAATGGTTCTATTGGGGATAGAAAAATTGCTTAACGTAGGCAGTCCTCGAATTATTTGAAGAGTCGCTGCAATTGTTCCAGATATGTAATTTGAAGTGCTTGCTTGACTAGCGGTAATTGTTGTAGTGCCGATTGCAACAATTGTTACTACATTTCCTGCAACCGTGGCTACTGCCGGATTTGAGCTGGTATAAGTGAAGGCACTGGTGCTATTACTTGTTGGATTCACTATGTTGAAAGATACGTCTCCAAATTCTTTTGTTACCGCAGCGAAATTGGTTATCGTTGGTGTTCCTTGACTCACAATAAGCGATGAAGTAATTGTTGCAGTTAAATAATTATTTGTAGATGCTTGAACAGCGGAAATGGTTGAAGTGCCGCCTCCAACAATGGTTACAGTACTTCCTACGATAGTTGCAACGGCTGTATTCGAGCTTGTATATGTGAATGCACCATTACTGTTGGTTGTAGGATTTACCAAATTAAATGAAGCGTCTCCGAATGTTTTTGCTGCGACAGAGAAACCGCTTAGAACAGTTGTTTTCCCATTTACAGTAAGAGTTGCAGTAACTGTGGCAGTTGTGAAACTGGTTGTGCTTGCTTGAATCGCACTAATGGTTGAAGTGCCGCCGCCAACAATGGTTACCACATTTCCGGCAATTGTTGCAACCGCGGTGTTCGAACTTGTATAAGTGAAAGCACCTGTGCTATTACTACTGGGAGTTTCAATTGAGAAAGGCGCATCTCCAAATGTTTTTACAGCAGGAACAGAGAAACCAGTTATTGTGGGTATTACATTAATTACCGAGAACAATGCAGTAGTTGTTGAAGCTAAATAATTGGTTGTGGTTGCTTGATTAGCAGTAATGGTTGAAGTGCCGATTCCAACAATGGTTATCGTGCTTCCTGCGATAGTCGCAACGGCTGTATTCGAACTTGTGTAAGTGAATGCACCGGTGCTGTTGCTTACGGGAGGAGTGATTGCGAAAGCCGAATTTCCGATTATTTTTTGGGGAATGGAGAAACTAGTATAAGTTGGTGTTGCTTTACTTACCACGAGAGAAGCAGTTGTTGAACTAGCTGTATAATTAGTATTTGTTGCTTGATTTGCAGTAATGGTTGACGTGCCTGCTCCAACAATGGTTATTGTGGTTCCGACAATTGTTGCAACTGCGGTGTTAGAACTTGTGTAAGTGAATGTGCCAGTACTATTGGTTGTGGGACTTACCAAATTAAATGACGCGTCTCCAAATGTTTTTGCGGCAACCGAAAAGCCGGATAAAATTGTTGTGATCTTATTTACTGTAAGAGATGCGGTAATTGTTCCAGCTAAATAATTTGCTGTAGTTGCTTGACTCGCAGTAATGGTTGCAGTGCCGCCTCCAACAATGGTTACGGTGATTCCATCAACAGTGGCTACCGCCGTGTTCGAGCTTGTATAAGTGATTGCACCAGTGCTGTTGGTTGTTGGTGCAACTAAGTTGAACGCTGCGTCTCCAAATGTTTTTGTTATTGCAGAGAAACTACTTATTGTGGGTGTTGCTTTATTTACAGTAAGGGTAGCAGTAGTTGTTCCAGCTGTAAAATTGGTAGTGCTTGCTTGACTCGCAGTAATGGTTGCAGTGCCTGCTCCGACAATGGTTACAGTGGTTCCAGCGATGGTCGCAACCGCCGTGTCCGAACTGGTATAAGTGAAGGCACCATTGCTATTGGTTGTTGGAGCTACGATGGAGAAAGCCGCATTTCCAAATGTTTTTGTAGCAACAGAAAATCCGGTTAGAACCGTTGTTGCTTGATTTACTGTAAGGGTTGTAGTAGTTGTTGCAGATGTAAAATTTACATTGCTAGCTTGACTGGCAGTAATAGTTGCAATACCGGCTCCAACAATAGTTATAGTGCTTCCTGCGATGGTTGCAACCGCTGTGTTCGAACTTGTATAGGTGAATGCACCTGTGCTGTTGGTTGTTGGAGCTACTAAGCTGAATGCCGCGTTTCCAAATGTTTTTGTTATTTCGGAAAACCCGGATAGAACTGTTGTTGCCTGACTTACTGTAAGGGGTGCAGTAATTGTTGCAGAACCGTAATCCGTGGTGATTGCTTGATATGCCGTAATGGTTGAAGTACCGCCTCCAACAATCGTTATCGTGCTTCCTGCAACAGTGGCTACCGCCGTATTTGAACTTGTATAAGTGAATATGCCATCACTATTGGTTGTTGGTGCAACAATTGAGAATGCAGCATCTCCAAATGTTTTTGTTATTGCAGCAAAATCGGTTACTACAGGTTTTACATTTTCGACTGTAAGGGTTGCAGTAGTTGTACCAGATATGAAATAGTCAGTGCTTGCTTGAACTGCAGTAATGGTTGAAGTACCCATTCCAACAATGGTTACTGTGCTTCCATCAATTGTTGCAACCGCTAAATTCGAACTTGTATATGTAATTAAACCAGTGCTATTAGATGTTGGGGCCATTGTGAAAGGTGCATCTCCAATGTTTTTCAAAGGAATTGTAAAAATTATTGTGGGTTCTGCGGTTCTTAGACCTAGAACATCCCGCCCAGCAGTAGTAAAAACAGTGGAGCCACGACCAAACCATGTTGTTCCATTTACAGACGTTGCAATGGTGTTTCCACCTTCACCAGTCGCAACCCATAAATTGTTTGTATATCTTATACCGTTTCCTCTAGTAGTAAAAACACTTGTTCCGAGTCCAGTCCATGTAGTTCCATTTGTTGAAGTTGCAATACTGTTTCCGCCTGAACCAACTGCTATCCATAGATTGTTTGCATATGTTACCCCTAATCCTTGACTAGTAAAAACAGTAGCACCACGACCGGTCCATGTTTGACCATTGGTTGAAGTTGCAATGGTGTTTCCGCCTTCGCCAACTGCAACCAATAAAATATTTCCCGAACCATCTTTTCCAAATGCTACGCACAATCCACTACTAGTAAAAACAGTAGTACTGGTGCGACCTGTCCATGTAATTCCATTAGTACTTGTTGCTAATGAGTTTCCACCTTGACCGGCCACAACCCATAAACCATTGCCAGAACTATCTTTGCCATATGCAACATCGTTTCCTTTAATAGAAAAAGTTGAATTACCGATCCATGTTAAACCGTCAGCAGAATAGGCAATTGTGTTTGTACCGAAGCCGACGGCGACCCATTGAGTTCCGTTCCAGGCCACGCCGTATCCGGCAGTTGTGAAAGGGGTAGTTAGAGAGGCACTCCATGTTGTACCGTTAGTTGAACTAACAAGTGTGTTACCACCTTGACCAACCGCAACAAATGTTGGTTTTGTGTAAATGATTGGATTTGACCAAAACATATTTATTATTGTTCCGCTTGTAAGTGTATTTGATGACCAACTTATACCATCAGATGACGTATAATACGTACTACTATTTGTAACTGATATTATCCATTTATTAAGATTTGATGACCAATATATCTTATTACCACTTATATCATTGCTTCCAGACCATGTGATGCCATCTGTAGAATATGCAATAGTATTTCCACCAGAACCTAATGCTATCCACATATTTTGATTCCATGCTACACTCAATCCTGAAGTAAAAATTGTATTATTTCCAGTCCATGATGATCCATTATTTGAATATGCAATTGTATTTCCACCAGAACCAACTGCAACAAATAATGAACCGTTCCATGCAACTTTTTGTGCGGCTATCGAAAATATTGTTTTTCCGCGTCCAGTCCAAGTTATACCATCTGTACTCGTTACGATTGAATTACCATTGTCACCAGATCCAACAGCAACCCATGTATTATTTCCCCAAACTACGTCAGATTCACCACTTGAAAAATTATATCCTCTTCCTACCCACGTGATTCCATCACTTGAAGTTGCAATACCATTTCCAGATTGCCCAGTAGCAACCCATAATGAACCATTATTATAAAGCCCAAACATATAGTCAATCACAGTCGTTTTTCTATATGTCCAAGTTAATACATTATCTATATATGTAGAGTAATTAGTACCATAATTAATGTTGTTTATACCACCAATAATCCACATAGTACCCGACCAATAAGAAACATATCCAGTTGTTAAATTAGTTCCTGCAATTGATGTCCATGTTACACCGTCTGTAGATTTTAAAAAAGTATTAACACCAGTTGCAATATACAAAGAATTTGTTAAATTAGTAGTGGAGACATTATAAGCGGCCGGACCTGCCACTCCGTAACCTGCCGTTGTAAAAGAAGTTGTACCACGCCCTGTCCATGTAAGACCAAGGTCTGTGCTTGTCGCAATGCTGTTTCCACCTTGACCAACCGCGATAGATAAAGGCACATTAACCATTATAGAAAGGATTCCAGTAGTTGTTGCAGATATAAAATTTGCTGTACTTGATTGAACTGCGGTAATAGTTGTATTACCCAATCCAACAATGGTAACCATACTCCCATCAATTGTAGCAACTGATGTGTCAGAACTTGTATAAGTAAAAGCACCGTTACTATTGGATGTAGGAGGAGCTATGCTGAAAGGTGCGGTTCCAATTGCTTTTGCAGGGACATCAAATTTGGTTATTGTGGGCGTTGCTTGGCTTACAGTGATGGATGCAGTAATTGTCTCAGGTAAATAATTTGTTGTGGTGGCTTGACTAGCAGTAATAGTTGCAGTGCCGCCTCCAACAATGGTTACAGTGCTTCCAGCAATTGTTGCAACTGCAGTGTTTGAACTTGTATAGGTAAATGCACCATTGCCGTTGGTTGTTGGTGCAACTAAGTTGAAAGCCGCATTTCCAAATGTTTTTGTTATTGCAGCAAAATTGGATAGAACCGTTATTGCCTTATTTACTGTAAGGGTTGCAGTAATTGTTGCAGATACGTAATTGGCTGTCAATGATTGTGTAGCAGTAATGGTTGAAGTGCCAGCGGAAACAATGGTTATAGTGCTTCCAGCAACAGTGGCAACTGCCGTGTTTGAACTTGTATAAGTGAAGGTTCCATCACTGTCAGTTGTAGGAGCAACAATGGAGAAAGATGCGTCTCCAAATGTTTTTGTTATTGCAGAAAAATCGGTTACTACAGGCGTTAGACGTACTATAAATGTAGCAGTAATTGAACCAGATACATAATTGGTTGTGCTTGCTTGAGTTGCAGTAATGGTTGAAGTACCTTTTCCAACAATAGTCATAATACTTCCATCAATTGTAGCCACTGATGTGTCAGAACTTGTATAAGTAAAAGCACCGCTACTATTGGATGTAGGATTTACAATTGTAAAAGGGGCATTTTCAGTTACTTTTGCAGGAACAGAAAAGTTAGTTATTGTGGGCGTTGCTTGATTTACTGTAAGGGATGCAGTAATTGTTGCAGCGGAGTAATTTGTTGTGTTTGCTTGATTCGCCGTAATGGTTGCAGTGCCGCCTCCAACAATGGTTACAGTGCTTCCAGTGATGGTCGCAACCGCTAAATTTGAACTTGTGTAAGTGAATGCACCATTGCCGTTGGTTGTTGGTGCAACTAAGTTGAAAGCCGCATTTCCAAATGTTTTTGTTATTGCAGAAAAGTTGTTTAAAATGGTTGTTCCTTGATTTACTGTAAGAGTTGCGGTAACTATCCCAGATGTGTAATTTTGTGTAGCGAATTGAACTACAGTAATGGTTGAACTACCAGCTCCAACAATGGTTATGATGTTATTTGTTACTGTTGCAACCGCAGTGTTCGAACTTGTATAAGTGAAAAAAGCGCCATCGCTGTTGGTTGTAGGAGTTACTATGGCGAAAGATGCGTCTCCCATCGTTTTTGTTATTGCAGAAAAATTGCTTAGAACGGTTGTTATCTTGCTTACTGTAAGGGTCGCTGTAATTGTATTGGATGCATAAATTGCTGTACTTGCCTGTGTAGCAGTAATGGTTGCCGTACCACCTCCAACAATGGTTACCATATTATTTGTTACTGTTGCAACTGCTATGTTCGAACTTGTATAAGTGAATGCACCATCACTGTTGGATGTAGGAGCAACCAATTCAAAAGCCGCATCTCCAAATGTTTTTGTGGGTACAGAGAATCCACTAAGAACGGCGGTTGAATAGGTTGATGAAGGAAGTGAAGGACCTGCAATATCATATCCCCTGGTAAAAACAGAGATGTTAGTTGGTGTCCAGTTAATACCATCGGTCGAGTTTATAATGATTCTGGTTCCACTGCCAACCGCCACCCATCGACCATTTCCATATGTAACACCATTTATAGAATGAGTAATAATAGGTTTACCGCGACCTGTCCATGTAATTCCATCAGGACTTGTTGCGATTGTATCTAAATTGTTATCAACACTACCTACAACAACCCATAATCCATTTCCATATGCCACGCTCATTGCATTTGGTAAAGCTGAAGTGCCTCTGCCCGTCCAAGTAATTCCATTTGTACTTGTTGCGATCTTAAACGAGCCACCGCCACTGCTTCCCGAAACCCACTGGCCATTGCCTACTGCAACCCATATTCCGTTTGCATATGCCACGCTCGTTGCAGTTGGTAAAATTGAATTGCCTCGGCCTGTCCAAGTAATTCCATCCGTACTTGTCGCAATGGAGTTTCCGTAACCGGTTGCAACCCATAGACCGTTTCCATAAGCGACACTGGTTCCGCCATATATACTATTTGGAGAATATGGGAAAACAGTTTGTCCACGACCTGTCCAGGTAATTCCATCTGTACTGGTTGCAATAGCATTATTTCCAGCATTCTCGCTGTAAGGTTGACCCACCGCAACCCATAACCCGTTGCCGTATGCTACACCGTATATTTCATTAATTCCACCATTTGAGGTTGCTGTGGTCCAACTGGTTCCATTTGTGCTATAAGAAATTCCACCTTGAGAATTTTGGTTATTTCTACCAACAACTACCCATTTCCCATTACCGTACCCCACACCAGTAGCACTAATTCCACTTGGTGTTGTATTATCTCTCCAAATAGTTCCATTGGTACTTGTCGCAATACCGCCACCAACTAAAACGAATAAATTACCATCAAATGCAACTTTCTTTACACTCGATAAAACCGTGTTAGTTCCATTCCAGTTAATACCATCAGTCGAAGTTACTAGGGGGGACGCACCTTGACCCGCAGCAACCAATAAATTGCTATCATAAATTACTTTACTTCCAAGGGTATTAAAAGTAGTAACACCACGACCTGTCCAGGTAACTCCATTAGGACTTGTCGCAATGGTGTTACTGTACCCCTCACCTGTAGCTATCCATAAACTGTTTGCTGTGCTATAATAAACGCTATTGCCGATAGTTGTAAAAATGGTTGTACCAATGCCAACCCAATTAATGCCGTCGTAAGAATATGCAATTGTATTTTTTGCGTCTCCGATTCCGGCGCCAACGCCTACCCAAATTGTGCCATTCCAGTAAACATCCATAACTCTTTGAAATGGTTGGTTAATTATCTCAAACCAAGATAGCCCATCAACCGAACCTCTCATTCCTTGACCACCAACAATGTATTTGGGTTTTTGGTAATTGAATGTTGTTAAAAATGCTGCATTTGTAGAAAAAGACACAGATGATGTACTTACCATTGTAAAGTCACTAATTGATGTTGGATTATTTGTAATTGAGTACGCAAGATAATATGCACCTCTGCCACTAATATACCACAGGCCATTTGCGTTCTGAACACCGTTTATGGATGTAAAATACGACGTGTTGTATGTGACAATTTGCGTCCATGTGGTTCCATTGTCTGTTGATTTTACAATAATATTTCCAGTAGTTGTATTGTCTCCACCAACCGCTAGCCAAACACCGCCATTGTATTTAATATCATTTCCGTATCCAGCGAGCAATAATCCTCTGCCGGTCCAAATTACACCAAAATCTGCCGAAGTTGCGAGTGAATTGGTGGTTCCTTGTCCAACTGATGCAACTATACCATTTCCATAGCCGAAAGAACGGGTATGACCAAAAAGTGATGCTGGTGTTGATGAGCTCCAAAAGCTTCCATTGCTGTCTGAATATTTTATTGCATCCGAAAAACCGCCAACAAACCATCTGCCGTCACAATAAAAAACACACCGAGCCCCGAAATTATATAAATCTGTCAAATTTGTCCAAGTAATACCGTCAGTCGATCTCATCACGGTTGAACCAGATGCTGCTTTGTATCCTACCGCCATAAATAAACCATTACCATACGCGATTTGACTAATATGGCCAGAGAGAGTGCTACCGCCTCTACCGGTCCAAGTATTTCCATCAACAGATGTTGCAAACGTGTTTCCACCGGCAGTTGGTACGCCTCCCGCCACAAAAATACCATTTCCGTATGCAACCGTGTTCATTCCTGAAGCGCCAAGGCTTGCAGACGACGCCATTTGCCATGTGGTTCCATTTGCTGAAAGGGCAAAAAGAGAACCAGTTGAATAACCACCGACTAAATAACCTGTAATATTTTGTGTTCCCGAATAATTTATTGCCGGACCATACACGCAATTCGTGGAATAGCTTGCCAAGGTTGTAGGAAAAAGGTTTCCTTGACCTCTCCACGAAATTGTTGGGTAAGATGTTGTTGCGACCGAATTACTACCGGTTCCTACTGCAAACCATAATGATGCAGTTGGGTCGTATAACACCCGATTACCTGAACCTGAAAATACGGTATTAGTTAAACCAGTCCAGGTGTTTCCATTATTAGTTGAATATGCAACCGTATTTCCACCTGCACCAACCGCAACCCATACATCGTTGCCAGACAAATCTTTTCCGTATGCGACACCCTTTCCAATGCTTACGAAAGTAGTGGTACCAAGACCCGTCCACATTATTCCGTCCGTGCTCCTTGCAATGGTGTTTCCACCTTGACCGACTGCGACCCATAAATTGCTTGCCATTTTGTATATACTAGTCCTAAATATATAAAATAATACAAATATTCCAATTATTTTATATAATTACTTAGATATCGAGTGAGACAATGTTTCTATCAGAACCTTTCTTCCTACGCGAACGCGGGACGTCTCCATTCAAATCTTTGAGGGACGACGCACTAATCATTGAATCACTGTCCCTATTCTCTTGAATATTCACCGTCTTGGGCTTCAATCCGCTCAAAATAGAGTCAATGTTCTTGGGTCCGGACATCTCTTGTCTTTGATTCATTGGGTCGTTCCTTGTAAAGTCGTTCCTTGGGTCGTTCCTTATCGGTGGTCTCCCATTTACGCTCTCAAACTTATTGTTCAAATCAACACCAGCCTCACTAAACATTACTCCGCGCCCTGCATTAATATCTGGTCTGCTCGATTGTTGGTCAGTAAATACCATTCCCGGTCTTTGTGGTGCAGCCGCAGTTCTTGGGTCAATTGATTTGGGAGGAGGACCTGACATACCAGTGGGTTCCGGATTTACCAAATTATTGGCAAATGCAAACCCTGGGCTCTGTTGCGACATTGAATTTACAGTTGCATTAGTAAACATCTTCATGAGCTCAGGACTTTGGCGGATAACGTCATTGAATCCGGGTGTGGCCGACGACAATGCACGATTGGTAAAATTGACAACCGCAGCGGAGAAACCGAGACGAAGAAGCAGTGCGATTTCTGGTGCCAATTTGCCGCCCTTGTATTTCTCATACAGTTCGCTGAAAATCTCGTCATAACTGTCAATATCGTCACTTACCTGTTCGCCCCAGCCATCCAAATTAATATCAAATGGATTGAATGATGCATTTGCATATTCCACCGTATTGACAAAAGTCATAAACCACCAACTATACAACTTCTTGCTCTCGCCTTTCTTCTTATCTTCCAATGCGGTTTCGTACTCGTCTTCTACTTCTTCATATGATGAGTCGCTATTGAAATGGGCACTAGAAACGTGTCCTTTGGCGCGCCATTCCTCCAACCTTTTCATCATCATCTTTTTTTTTCGCAACTTTTCGCGATCAGTCATCTTTGACTGAATCGGCTTATCTGAATTCATTGGAATATCGGTAAATTTTCCATATCCGTCCCAGGTTTTTGTATTTCCATTACCAGTTTCTTTGGTAGCCTGTCCCAATCCTACTTTGACAGGTTCTTCCTCTTTGGAACCACCAAATCCAAAAAGATTGGTCAAACCACTGAACATTTTGGTATCGCCTGAAGAAGATGAAGAAGAAGAAGACGACGAAGATGCAGATGACAAATGGTTCATTTCGGCCTCAAAGCTATCCAAATCGCCTAAATCAATGTTTGAACTTTGTGGTGTAGTTTTTTTTATATTCATTAATAATTCGGCACCACCTCCAAAACTTGTGCTACCAGAATCAAAATCCAACGAAATTGGTTCAAGATTATCAATATTTAAGTCAAAAGATTCCATCCTAATATTATTATTAAACAATCTTTATTTTTAAATCCTCCGAATAGTTTATTATATTTTGTTTTTTCAAATAGTAAATTCCTTGCAAAAAGCAATCCGCCAAATCATCTTTTTTTGCCGATAATTCAAGGACCGATTTAAAAATAGATATTTCTGAATTTGCCTCCAAAAATTTTGTACAAAAATGGATGCCATCTTTCTTATGCGTTTTATAGTCAGTGGTTTCATTTATTGCTAAACCTTTCAGTTTGCCCGCCGACGATATAAAATCAATGTTCAAGTTATCTGTTGTCATAATAAAATATTGGGCCACCATCCCCTGAATTGTATTCATTCTCCCCGCAATGGGCGAGATTTGGTTCTCCAAAATTACATGGGTCAGCTCCTTGATAAATGGAGCAAATTTTGTGTCAAAATTTGTCTTAATTCTTTTTCCAATATCTACCAAATGCAATTGGTTGGCATTGGTTTTTTTAACTTTTGGAATCAATTTCAGCGTGTTTTTTTCAAAATGGGCCTGAACTTTCTCTAAGACTGCGGTCTTTTTGTCTTTGGAATCAATTGTAATAAAATGGTTGGCACAAAACTGAGTAAGTTCATCCACTTTCAACTTCTTGATAGCGGGCATTGAACACTCCTTTGACGGCAAAAGCTTCCCAGAATTCTTGGAATGGACGTTGCAGAAATAGTTTTCGCCAAATAAGTAGGACGCTTTTTTCCCGCAAACGCCGGACTTGGCTTTTTGACAATTGCACAACGGCACTGATGACGTAGAACCAGATAATTCCAGCAAATTAATCACATTCCAGTCGCGAATAATCAAAGAATCTGCTCCGACAGTGAAAATACAATACGCCAAATTCTTGATGCCGATATCGAAACTGACGATGGTTTTTGCCATTTTATAATTGAGAGAAATCTCTTTATCTTGATTATTCATCTAGATATATTTTATCGTCAAATGTAAAAAGATACTCCATGACTGCTTTGATAATAATATATTGATCACTGTGTATCGTTAGATTTTTTAGAATGCCGAGATGGGTTTTCTGCGTATTAAGATTGTGTAAAACCAGTTCTCCATTACGTAAAAACATATTCATTATTATACGTTTTTGGTTTGATAATAAGTTTCTTTTAACCAGTTTGAACAATTCTTGGTCAATCAATAGTATCGCTGCATTCATTGATATACGCTCTGGATTATGTCCAGAATATTTGTACCAATTACCGTCTCTATAGAATAAACAAGGCATATTGTATAACAGCGAATCCGGACTAAAACAGCGAATCATATATGTAAATGATTTTTCAATTACGTTTTCTGAGTGAGTCATTTCTTGTATAACTTCATATGCATCGTCTTCGTTTGTATTTCTTAAGACGTCTATGTATGCGTTAATTGTCTCTTGATTCATAATATGGTAGTATAAATCAAGTTGTTTTTATGTTTATATTCGTGCCTCTTGATATTGGTACACATCGTCGAATGAAAACTCGGTTGTTTGCATTGGTGTGTTTTTCTTACACCAGAAATAATAGACAAATCCAAAGACGACAATCAATGCTGAAACTGTAATCAAAACAGTAATAATAGTCTCCATATAAAGGGAACCAAGGTTCCCTTTAAATCCCTCCTTTATAATTTTATTTTATTTATAAAGGAGGGATTTAAGAGAAGCCTTGCTTCAGCTTTGCTTCAGCTTTGCTTCTCTCACTTAAAATATCTTTACAAAGTATAAATGTTTTTGGAAATACTATCAAAATTAGCATCAGAATCGCTTCTGAGTCTTTATCCAATCTTTGTGAAAAAGATCGGGATTTCAAGTTCTCTGCAATTATGGACGCGACTAATCACTTATGTTTTAATATCGGTCTTTTTTGTAAATTGGTCATTCATTAAATCTTCTCTCTTTTCATTGGATTCCATAACACTTGGATTAGTCAATCTCTCACACATCTTTTTCTCTTACGAGGGATTCCGCAATTTGGATTCTGGGGTTTCATTCGCAATATTTAACAGTTATCCATTAATGATTTTGCTGTTGGCTGGTACAATGTGGCACAATTCATATTTATTGGTTATACTTGGGTTAGCATTCTTCATTTATGGCAATTATGCAGAGAAGAATCCTGAAATAAAGAAGCAAGATGAAGATTTAAATAAGGACGAATCCAAAGAAAATTTTAATTATGGACTTGTAATGATTTTGCTAGCAGCTTTAACTGAAGCCTTCATTTATTTCCTAGTTCGCAGAATCAAAACTCCAAACAATTGGAACCACGTTTTCATATCTTATTTTCTAGGGGCAGTTCTATTGACAGCATATATGGTTTATAATTACAAAGATGCAAAATCGGGACTTGATTCTGCGGATAAAAGCCGTGTTGGAATAGCAGTAATAACCAATGGAATTATCGGAACCATGGGTTATTTTCTGAGATTTTTTGCGTCATATCGACTAGAACCGGAAGTGTATGCACCGCTTTCCTACTTTGGAGTAATTATGTCCTATGTATATGGCATAGCCTTTGATAATGAGTTATTGAATTGGAAAAAAGTATTGGGAACAGTTTCTATATTGGCATCCAACTATTTTGCGCCAAAAGGGGTTTAACGACGTTTTTCTTTGCGACTGTATCTACTGTTGCGCCTTTTTTTTGTGGAACCACCTCTAGGAACCGATTGCATTGTATCTATAACTAAAATTGCATCATACCACTCTTTCTCTTTTTCTGTAAATGGAATAAGTGGAGTCCATTTTTTCTTTTGTCTTGTTTGATTGACACTTATTATACAATTCAAATGACTTCGCATTTGTTCTTTTTCAGCATTGCGTTTATCATTTTCAGTAAAACGGTTGGCGTTTGGTAATAATTCAAGCTGGTACATTGTCCTGTCATCTGCAGTTGGAACGCTTGGATATTTTAACATTATTATATATTTTTATTTACAAAATAATTTATTAGATTTTGAAACACACAAATTAATATAAAGATATTTTTTGAATATATTTATAAATGTTCATTAATCACACTTTACTCAATTTTTATCCCAGGTATATGCATCTCCGAATTTATGTGGATAATTTAAACAATAGCGAATTATACGCTAAATACTACGAGGCAATTTACAATCACAATTCCAAACTGAATACAAACCCAATTCATATTGATGCAGGATTTGACATATTTTCACCCTATGATAATTTTTTATGTTCATCTGAAAATATAAATAAGCTAGATTTTAAAATTAAATGCTCGGCACAGATTGTAGAAACAATTGGTGTAAATGGTACAGTAAATATGTACAATACTGGATATTATATGCATCCTCGGTCCAGCATTTCCAAGACGCCATTGCGTTTAGCCAATTCAACGGGGATTGTTGATTCTGGATATCGCGGTGCTCTTATTGGAATGTTTGATTGTTTAAGACCCCAGTACAATGTAGAAAGATTTGACCGTCTTATTCAAATTTGTGCGCCAGGGTTAATGCCAGTTTATGTGGAGTTGGTTGATACATTGGAAGGTTTGGGTACAGAAACCATTCGTGGTGAAGGTGGAATTGGATCAACTGGGCGATAAATTATTTTCAAATAATATAATATAATGACTCGAAGCCAAAAAAAAGGAGGTTATGGAATTAAGAAGACAAAATGCAGAACTAAGAAATGCAGAGATAGAAAAAAAAAACAAAGTCGTAAAAATGTTAAAAAAGGATTTTCCAAAAATGAAAAACGCGAATTAATTGCAAATGGATTTACAAATGAAAATATAAAATATTTAGAAAGTTTAGGTGTGAATATGGTTGTGATAAATTTGTCATTAAATTCAATCAATACAAACACAGGTGCTAATTGGACAGCTGCGGAGTTAATTGACGATTTACAAGGTTTATTGTCGGATCAATCAAATGAATTGCAATCAAATAACAATATGTATGAGCCAAATGATTTACAATTAAATAACAATATGTATGAGCCAAATTATTACTCAATGAGTGATAGTATTGGGTCTCTACATTTGTCTGATCTAGGAGAGAATTCGCCAACAACTGTTACTGCAAATTTTTAAACCGTCAAAGAATTGAAATGGGACTTTGTCCCATCAATTCTTCTAGGTTCGGTATAAAGTCTGAAATAAATATATTTATTTATTTCAAATAAGATGTCAAAAAAAGAGCTTCAACAAAAAATCGAGGAGCTTCATAATCTGGAGAACAACCAAATATATTCATTTGGTTACCGCACCAAATATGAAGAAATTGCAAGACTTGAAAAAGAAATTATGTATTTGGAAGACAGAGAGAAAAATGAAAAAAATGCATTGTTGCAAAAAAGAGACCCAATTGCGAAGAAACCCGTGTATTAAGAGTCTCGCATGAAGTGGTGATATGAAATATAATCAAGTTCCATGGTAAAATCTAGCTTCCTTACATTTTCCCAGGATAGTTCTCTCACTTCTATTTCATCTGGATGAAACTTGCAAACATAATTAAAATACAATTCGTATTCGGATGCGCCTGACCCAAATCCGTGGCGGAGCCACGGTTCCACTTTTTCCAGGAATATTACCCAAAATGGTTTATTCTCATTTTTCTCTACTAATTTGAATAACTTTTTGATAAGTCTGGTTTCAAAAATCATATGGTGACAAATGCCCGACAGTTCATAGGGTCTGGTCAAATCCGGATGAAGTCGTTGCATATGATCAAAATAATGGCAATGGTATTCTCTTCCAAAATTGTAGAGACACTGATTTTCCGAATTAATGAATTTGGTCGGGTTTAAAAAAAATGTGTCGGCGTCAATGACCAAGTAGCGATCCAATATTCCTGGAATAACAAAACCTGCATACAATTTGATGAGCTGTTGTAAATACCAGCCATTTCGTTTATCTTTGCCATGATAAAGTGCAATTTGGTCCGCAAATGGAAAGATGGATTCATCAACAATGATGCAATTGGTGCAAATAAAATTTGGAATTGGAGTGACAATGTAAATATTTCGGAACCCAACAACATTTGTTTTTGTACATTCAATTTGTTTCTCTATATTTTGTAAATCGTTGGGACCTAAAGGAATTACTACGTCAAACATTATGTAAAAATATAAACAAAAATCTTTATATTTTTATTTTACTTCTTGCCCTTTTTTTTCTTAGGCTTGTCGTTTTTGAATAAGGCGATAAGTTCGGATTCAGACAAAGGGTTTTCTGACTGCTGAGGTACTGCATTCAAGGCGTTGGGGGGTGGTCGAAGACCCGACTTTTCCTGCTTCTCGTCGCCAATTTTTACCACAATGTTTTTATTTGCGGATGAAGGTGTTGCAATAGAAGGCGTTGCAATAGAAGGCGTTGCAACAGAAGCTAAAGCCTCTCTCATCTTTCTCTCTTCCATCTTCTTTCGCAACCTCTCTTTCATTGCGGATTGTTTTCCCATTTGAACAACTGTATTTGGATTCATTCCTGCACCAGCCGCCATATTCTTGAACATCTTGGCAAATGGACCATTTGTAAAATTCTTAATGAAATCATCGCCTCCGCCCATTTCCTTGAACTTCTCTACAAGTGTTGCCACTTCTTTCATCAACTCATCTTGAGAAATATCACCGCTTTGCATTTTATTTTGGAGTTTGTCAGTTATTTTCTTCATAATACCCATTAGTTTCTTGGGGTCTTTCATTAGTTGGGCCATAATTTCCTTCATGGATTTATCCTTAGTTTCTTCATTTTCGTCAAAAACATCTTTTAAATCACCGGTGAATTCTTCTGTGAGTTCTTTTGCCAATTTTCCCAACTTACCCTCCATTAATATTTTCATATGCTCCTGGATAATCTCGGCCTTAGGCAGCTTGAAACCCTTGGGTAAAAAACCGTGTTCTGACGACGGGTCCGACGATGAAGAACCTTGTTCTGAAGAAGTACCGTCTGACGAAGTACCGTCTGGTAAAGAACCGTGTTCTGAAGAAGTACCGTCTAACGAAGTACCGTCTGAAGAAGGACCTTGGTCAAAAGAATTGCTATTGGACCCCATACCTTTGAAAAAATCCTCTAATCCTTCCATTGTTTCTTTCATTTTGTCTTGCAAATCTGTTTCGTTCATTGACTCAAACATATCCAATGTCTCGCCAAAATTAGTGGTGTCTTTCATAGATCCAAGGACAGTGAATAATAGAAGCTGTAAATATTTCCACATGGAGGTTTTGGTTCCATCACTAACACCCGGACAATTGAACAAAAGCTTAAAATCCACATCGGGCAAAAACATCACATTTGCATCTGATTCTGGACTAAAAATCTCCATATTGGAATTCATAATATCAAAAAATCTTTCGGGAAAAACAGCTATAAAATGCTGATTCAATTTCTCATATTCGGCATCGTCGGCAGATAACCACTTTTCCCACAAAAATGCATACTCGGGGAAAACCTTGGTCAAATCATTGGTGAAATCAATGATGATGGAACGAAGATTTTTGTCACTCATTTTGATATATTTAATATTTACATTGTTTTTATATTGTAATTATTGGATTAAAATAAGGGAACTCGTCGTTCCCTTATGAACCCATACTATTACATTTTTGCAACTAAGTTTTTCTTGATAGGGCGGAAGCTTCTCTGAATAACCGTAGGTTCCCTTAAGTTGTCAATCTCACAAATCCAAAATAGGTTAAACCAAATAAAACACTCTTGAACATGAGTCCATACAAATTCAAATTTCCATCATCATTGTATATTTTCATAAAACTTAGATATTTAAACATCATCATATTAATAATTGGAATTTGAAAAAGGAAAAACAAAACGCCAATCAAAATGGGTGTTTGAAACTCATCATAGAGAGAACCAATCAATTCTTTGCGATGTTTCTCTTTCTGATGTTCGTCCGTCATTTTTATCATTCGGTCTTCATATTCGCGCAAATAATCTGTTGTCAGTTTTGCACTTGGAACATGGTTGGGCCTTACCTGCTCGTCATTTTGATACATTTCCGTATCATTTGGAACACCTCGGTTCAACATAGATGGAGGAGCGCGTTGCATAGAATCGCCATTAAAACCACCTGAACCACCCAAATTGGGTTGTCCCATCATCATCTGATTTTGTGGTTGTCCCATCATTGGCAATTGTGTATCTGTTGGTTCCGGAATTCCATAAGGGTTTTGATGAATATTCAACGGTTGATATTGTTGTCCCATTCCAATACCTCGTGAGCCGGCATCTCTTGAAAATTCGTTTCCTCCTCCTGTTGAGAACCCGCCTCCTCCCCCTATTCCATTATTATTTGGTAAATCTGAAATTCGTGTCACCTCCATTTTATAAATTATACAAAAGAGAACATTGTATAATTTTGACCGATTTGTGCCTAAACTATTTCATCTGGATTGCTGATTTCAATAATTTTTTTAGTTTTGTTGCAAGAAACCGGGTTCAAAACATATTTGTGACAATATTCGCCAAATTTGTATATTTTTCCGTCAATCTCATTGATAACTGGACCATTGAAAATCAAACAGTTTTTACCTTCACACACTTCTCTAAACATTGTAGCAAGTCCTAGTCCTAACATTACCGATATTAATAACTGCCCAAATTCCGTGTATAATAATCGTTTTAAATTCATCTATATTTATTAGTTAGATTTACAAAATCCACATTTTTTTGATTTTGCAAAATTGAACAAAAATTTCCAAAAGAGGTTAAAAATATAAACCAATATAATATAACTTGTAACAATGTCATCAGTAAAAAAATATGAAGATTTTATGAGAGCACATTCGGTGCCAAAAGATGCACCAAAAGAATCAATAAAAACAAATGCTAGAATTCCTAGCAAGTCGGGTAGTAAAGAACAAGTATATGGCGGTAAATACAACATTCCAGACGAGAAATATGAGGAATTCTTAAATTTATATTACAAATATTGCATTGATGGTGGAAAAGACGAGTTCTTGACCGAGATACAGCGCGAAGAACAAGGTCCTATTCTAGTTGATATTGACTTGAAGTATGACCACGCAATTAACCAGCGTATTCACACTAAAGACCATATTGATGATCTGATTTCATTGTATTTAGTCATTTTAAAGGACATTTTTCAATTTAATGAAACGCCGTTCTACATATTTGTAATGGAAAAAGACGCAGTAAATCAAATTGAAGACGGTGAAAAATCATTAACTAAAGACGGCATTCATTTGCTAATTGGAATTAAAGCGAGTCGTGTAATCCAAATGCATTTGCGAACAAAGATTTTGGAGAAAATTGCCGAAATGTGGAAACTGCCAATTGTCAATACATGGGACCAAGTGTTTGACAGTTCTATTAGCAGTGGAAATACTGGTTGGCAACTTTTTGGAAGTCGAAAACCGGACCATACTGCATATAAGCTAACACATGTTTATGAGAATAAATTTGACATTGCAGATAATGAGCCAATGACCAATTATATTCCACTGAAAAGTTTCAAGATTGCACAGAAAATCCAGTATTTGTCGGCAAGATACACTGGATTCCCCGAGTTTCAAATTAACCCTAGATTCACTGCCTTGGATAATACTAGCAATACTGCTGCTGCGGGTCAAAAGAAACGCACATATGCGGGTTCAAGCAGTAATCATTTTGTAACAAATTCTGGAGTATTGGAGGCAATACTATATGTTAAATCACATCAAGAACTGGATTTGGTGGTTCAAGAAACGCTTAATCAGATGACTGCGCGCGATTATGAGTTGGTCGAAACGCATAAATACACAATGACTTTACCAGAGCAGTATTATGGCGCAGGCAGTTATGAGAAATGGTTGCGCGTCGGTATGGCGTTGTCGGAGACGTGCAATCTACTATTCATTACGTGGGTAGCATTCAGCGCACAATCCGTGAATTTTAAGTTTTCAGATATTCAAGATATGTTTGAAAAGTGGCAGAAATTTGAATGCAAAAAAGGCGCTGCCGTTCTAACCAGGCGTTCCATTATGCACTGGTCAAAACAGGATGCATCTGCAAAATTTCGCGCAGTCCGCAGTGAAAGTGTTGATTATTATATTGACAAGACGATTGCACCAATGATGAGCGATTTTAATGAGGGTGGAAAAGGCAATGGAAAACCGTGTGGCGATTTTGACATTGCCAATGTTCTAAAACAGCTTTACAAGGACGAGTATGTCTGTGTAAGCATCAAACACAATATCTGGTATAACTTTAAGAATCACCGTTGGGTAGAGATTGATTCAGGAACCACTTTGAGAAAAGCAATTTCCACGGAACTGAACGACATTTATGCAAGCAAATTGAAAGGAATCGAAACATCGATTGAAGCATTGGAAAGCCAAGACGAAACCAATGAATTGATAAAGACACTTAAAAAAAAAATGGGGAAAATATTGGATATCCGCTTGCGTTTGGTTACAACGAACGACAAGAAAAATATCATGACGGAGGCAAAGGAGCTGTTTCACGACCCCCTATTTATGGACAAGCTTGATATCAATCCTTATCTATTATGCTTTGAGAACGGGGTGGTCGATTTCAAGGAGAAGGTTTTTAGAAAGGGATATCCGGAAGATTATGTGAGTAAATCCACTTGCATTGATTATGTCGCAAATAATGATGCCAAGACCATTGCTGAAATCAACGACTTCATGTCGAAATTGTTTCCGAGACCCCAGTTGCGCGAGTATATGTGGGACCATTTGGCGTCCATGTTGCTCGGCACTCCCGATAAACAGACGTTCCATATGTATATTGGTGAAGGTCGTAATGGCAAATCGGTATTGACGACGCTGATTGATGAGATTATGGGTGAGTACAAGGGTGTTGTTCCCCTGTCTGCAATTACACAAGACCGTGCGAAAGTCGGTGGCACATCTGCGGAGTTGGCTGAGTTGAAAGGTGTCCGATACGCAGTCATTATGGAGCCTTCCAAGAAAGACGCAATTTTAGAAGGTCCGTTGAAACAGCTAACCAGTGGTTTGGATCCAATTCAGTGTCGCGCGCCATATTCTACTAAGACAATGATTTATTATCCCCAGTTCAAGTTGATTTTGTGCAGTAATGTTCGTATGGAAGTCAAGTCGCAGGATTTTGGTACTTGGAGACGTATTCGTGAGGTGCCGTTTGAATCACTTTTCACAGAGAATCCAGTCCATGACGACCCAGACAAGCCGTTTCAGTTCTTGGTTGATGGAACAATTGTTGACAAGTTTGCTTATTGGAAATACACGTTTATGTATATGTTAGTACAAAGAGCATTCAAGACCGATGGTAAGGTGGGCGAGTGCGACATTGTCAATCAGGCAAGCAAAGCTTACCAAGAAAGCCAGGATTTCATTGCCGAGTTTATCCGCGAGAAGATTGTGGTTGATCCAAATGGAAAGATTAAGAAGACGGAGCTCAACAGCGAATTCACGGTTTGGTACCAAAGCACTTATGGAAAAGGCGCACCTTCGCCCAAAGAAGTTCATGCATACATGGACAAGAAGTTTGGCAAGTTTGAGAAGAAAGAGAAGGGTGCCTGGACAGGTGCGAAAATCAAGTATGAGCGCGACGATTCATTCAAATCGTCAGCGACTGGAGATGATGAGTTTGATGATGGAATTGGTGCGGATGATCTGTAAAGGAAACCTACGGTTCAGCTTCGCTTACCCCCCTACGACCCCCTCCCTTACGCATGGGATCATAAGGGAACGGCGAGTTCCCTTAAAAAAAAAGGAATTTCTTCCCTTTGTTTTTTTTATTAATAAATTAAATTTTATAAACATATATTTTTATACAATTTTTTATACACATTTTTTTTATTTTTTATACATCGACTTGAAGGTATTCAGCGTATCTTGTTCAACTGTTATTCCAGTGTCGCTTCGAATCGCCACGCCCAATACACCACCATGATAGCAAATCGTCAAACGGGGGGTATTGGTGGTAACACCCCATCCAGGCTGTGTTTTAACTTGCGTCTCAAAATCAAGAACACTCCATCCGCGCAACTGGCCTTTATATTGACCATTATCAAGGCCTTGTACTTCTGATCTTGTAAAAGGATTATTGAACGTATGATCAAATTTTTGGTCCAACACTGTCTTCAATGCCGGAAAACTATCCTTGGTGCATGGTTCAAACACACAATCATATACGCGTACAGGATATATATTTCCTCTTACACGAGGGCTTATGGTGACTTGTGCAAAACAGCCGATTGCTTGAAGGGCTCGGTTACACTCTTCTTCTGTCATTGGATCCGGATATGAAGGGTGTATCTCGTGTTCTCCAATTGGTCTGCGAATAACATAACAGGCTTCGCCGAGTCCCCTTCTTACATCAAGCTTCTTACACTCCCATTCAGTGTTAAGATATGTCTCGTAGTTAATGCGACGTGCCGAAAGTTCAAACGTTTTCTTATGTCCATACACACGAATCGGTTGAAACCCGCCATAACGCGTGTCATAATGGTTAACACGTTCAAGCGCCTGTGACGAAGTGCTGAAAGTGACTTTATTACGGAAATCATGTAGCGCGAATAGACGATTGTGGCAAGCCAATTCGGTTGATCTGGAGCATGTCTGGTCAATTACCACAATTATGGGTCTATCTACTCTTTTTCCTTCCCAAAACAACTGTTTCGACCACTGGAACTTTTCCAACAATATTCCATCAACATCCGGCATTGATTTTTCTTCCTTATCTGCATATATAAGACAGTCGTGTAACTCTGGAATTGTATGTCTTCCATTTAAGAATTGGTGAATGGCTTTATTGTTTTTGACACTTCCGGAACGCGCTAACCCAATATCACTATACGAAAGTCTGAGTATAATTATATTGCGTCCGCTACCTGTTGCACACTCTGCTCGTAAATCAGTCATTATACTGCGTCCTTGTTCAGACAAGCTCAAAGTTGCGCCCGTTTTATAGAAGAATGGGATTGCTTCTGTGATAAGCCCGGCTTCCAAAAAGCGATTTGGACCACAAAAGTTTTCAGGCGGTGTGTAAATAATCCTCTCGCCAGTATGAATTATCTCATCAATCATCTCTTGATAATCACTATCCTCTTCATTGGGAGTGTCGATTTCACCACTAAACAATACTTCCTGAGGGGTTGCGCTGAACATAATAATTGTTATGTTTTCATTATTATGCGTATTTCGATAAATGCGACTCAGCATCTGACGAGTACCTGAACCGAAATCGCACTCATCAATGTGCAATGCAATATCCTTTTGATTATTAGAATGTATCCATGCGAGACATTTATCAACATCAGTCTTCTTTGTAAGTGAGAAGATTTTCAAATTGTGTTTTTCTAATTCTTCGCGCTGGCTCTCATCTGCAACCCGGTGAAAGGCACTTATAAAAGCATGAACGCGGGTTGGGTTATGCGCTTCGTCGCGCATTGCGAGATATTCAACCATCTCTCGTTTGCCGGATTTAACAGGCGCTTCAATTAATATTCTTCGGCATTCTTTTGAATCCAGAAGAGGACGAACGCTCGTGTTCAAGAAATTAGTTAATCGAGGTCGGTACGTCTCAAATTGAGATACAGACCATCCATTCTTACTATCTTTACGGGGAGCTTGCATCATCTTTTTTTTATAAATCAACTTATATATGTTTTTTGTAAAAAATGCAAAAAAAGAGTTCAATTTTAGAATAACCCATGAATTTTGCTTCGCTTACTCCCTTTCTTTGTTTTAATTATTCATCAAAAATATATTTAAACTTTGAAAAATTATATAGGTATAAAGGTTATTTGTTATTATATGTAATAACATGTCGCATAATATAATATTGGAGAATAATTCTCTCAAATCTGAAATAGTAAATTTACACAAAAAAATAGAGAATATAGAAGAACAAATGAAGCAATTGTTTGAAACAAATAAAAAAATGGAACATGAGTTGTCGCGAATAATGCCATTTTTAATATCATTTGCTGATAATATTAGTTATGAATTGCATCATATCAAATACAAGTAATTTTTTTACTACGACGCCATTTATTATTTTTTATTTCATTTTTATCCCATTATACAATATACCCAATGAGTTTTTTGAAATTTATCAACATTCCGGTTTTCATAATTAGTTTAGCAGTTGGTCTCTTTTTCGTTTATATTTATAGTAGTGACAAGCGTAAGATTTATGTTTATCCCACACCTGACAATGTAGACACAATCCAGTATAAAGACCAGACTGGTACTTGTTTTGAGTTTAAGGATAGCAAAGTAACTTGCCCAAAGAAAGATAGTGAAATTTCCAAAATTCCTGCGCAACTATAAGGGAACGTAGTTCCCTTATGAACCCTCCTTTTATTTGAATAATTGTAGGTTCCCACACATAAAATTGATTTTTATTTTATGCATAACAACATAAAGTAAAAGTATATAATATAATAAGAAAATGAAGTTTTGCACCGAATGCCAGAATATGTATTACATTTCAATTGATGAAAATAATTCAAACAATTTAACTTATTATTGTCGGTTTTGTGGCCACAAAGATCTTCAGATTACTGAAGGTGGTATAGTTGTATTAAAAACCCAGTTTAAGAAGAATGAACAAAAGTTTAATTATATGATAAACAAATATACAAAATATGATCCAACATTGCCGCGTAATACAAATATGAAATGTCCAAATGATTGTGCATCAGAATCAGCCTCCTCAGCTGCAGCCTCATCAGACCCTTCTGAAATTATTTATTTAAGATATGATAACGAAAATATGAAATATTTGTACATTTGTTCAAAATGCAATTTTACCTGGAAAACGGATGATAAAAAATAAATGTCTTTTGTAAAATTGATTTATTTTAGATAATAATATACAATTATATTATTATATTAATAAAATGGCTGATAAAACTGTATTTGAAATTGATGGCGATGAATCTGATTACTCAGATTCAGATTCTGGTTCTGAAAATTCTGATAAAAAAAAAGACGAAACCAATAATTTTTCAGATTCTGAATCTGAAAATTCAGAATATTATTCGGATTCTGATTTTGAAGGAAAAGGCATTGACGATGAAGGGTCGGACCCAGATGCTGATCCAGATTATCAAGATAGAATCAAAGTTGCTGATGATAGTGAAGATGAAGACGAAGATGAAGATGAAGAAGATGAAGAAAAAGAAGAAGATGAAAACTATTTGCAAAAGTTTAAGGAATCTTTAAAAACAAATGTTATTACCGAGCATCATCCCGAATTAATTGTTCATAATTTTGAAGAAGTTGATGCATTATGTACAATTGTTCGTGACGCAGATGGACTTATTAATGACCCATTGCATCGAACATTGCCGTTTATTACCAAATATGAAAAGGCAAAGATTTTGGGCGAGCGTGCCAAACAAATAAATGCTGGTGCAGAAGCATTTGTTGAGGTTGAGGAAGAAATTATAGATGGATATTTGATTGCATTAGCAGAATTTGAGCAAAAAATGATTCCAATGATTGTTCGACGACCGTTGCCAAATGGCGGTTCAGAATATTGGAGATTGTCTGATTTGGAAATACTGTAGGGGAACCTACGGTTCCGCTTCGCTTGACCCCCTACGACCCCCTCCCTTTTGTTTTATAAAAAATAAAAATTGTTTTTTTATTCTATTATTTAATTTAAGATATACGGTTCCGCTTCGCTTAACCCCCCGTAGGTTCTCCCTAAAATTGAAAAAAACTTTATGTTATTATCAAAATAACATAAACATAAACAGTCTTTAAATTTAAAAATGTCGTCAAAACAAGTTGCAAATCCTACCATATTTCGTGAAAATGTTCGTTCTAAGCTTAACCAAAAATTTGGAAGGGATATGAATCCATCTATTCTTGCAAATATTGAAATTGGTGTATATAATTACGCTATTAAGGAAGCAACTAATTTAAAAATTATCAAGAAATGGGACATACCTGCTTTTTCCACAATTTATATGGATCGGTTAAGAACCATTTACAACAACTTGAAAACCAGTCCTGAATTACTTACTTTATTGAATTCAGAGGAACTCAGTCCAAAAACACTTGCTTTTATGACCCATCAAGAAATAAATCCTGCGCATTGGAAGGAAATGATTGATGCAAAGATGAAGCGAGACGCTAATAAGTATTCTACTGAAGTGCAGGCAATGACCGATATGTTTACGTGCAAGAAATGCCGGTCAAAGCGTTGCACTTATTATGAATTGCAGACGCGGTCTGCGGATGAGCCATCCACCATATTTATTACATGTCTGGATTGTGGAAAACATTGGAAACAGAACTAAGGGAACCTACGGTTCCCTTATGATCCCTCCCTTTTATTTTTGGTTTATTTTTTTCAATATTTTTGGTTTGTTTTTTTTCGATATTTTTGGTTTATTTTTTTTCGATATTTTTGGTTTGTTTTTTTTCGATATTTTTTTTATTTAACACTCATTGTATTATATAATGTATATTATTTCAGGGACAGGCTTCCATATTATTGCCATATCTTTTTTCGTGTATATATTCGTGAACCTTTTTGAGAATATGATTCACTATAATATTGGTAGATTTAGTAATAAAGAAACAAAATTTGAACTACCAAGTAAAAAAGATTTTATAAAAATAGTGGTAGTAATGTGCATATTTGCTTTACTACAAGGATTATTGACAAATTATTTTGATAAATATGTGAAAATGTAACAATGGTGTGAAACTTTTTATTCAATAAACATAAGAACAATTTACCAGCATTGTATAAATGAACGAAATCCCCGACAATTCTAAAAACATCAATTACAAGTTGTTTGTTTTGGATCCGCTCTCTATTATTATTAAGCTTGCCATTCTAAGCAATAAACCAATTGGGACAAAATTTCGTGTTCAAGACAATGTTATGTATATCCAGGAACCCGGCTATTTCCAATCCATTTGTCGGATTTATTACAATGCAAACAAAACAGAAATCCAGTATTTATATAACCCCATCCATTTTGCATGCGAGAATTTTCTGTGTTCGCGATTTACAGACAAGACACCGGGTATCAAAAAATTATTTAGCTGTGCAATCAATGGTCTAAATAAATTAAAGGAAACGTATAAGACATGTCCAGTGATTGTTCTGTGTCTAAATTTATATATTGGTGTAATCGAGAATTCGTTGGAAGAATTTGGATTTAACAAGATTTTCAAAAAAGATGCGATGACGTCCATTTATGATGACAGCACTGTGAGAAATCTAAATGGATTCTGGACCGTGGATAGAATTAAAGTGGTTTTGGATATGATTGAGTTTTTGTGCAAGGATTATTCGGCGTCGAACAATGTGCAAGCACTTGAGATATTTATCAATAACATAGATTCACAAGTAAAGGAACACGCCGTATCAGCTTAGCTATAAACTGTCAGGTGTTTCACCTTTTACGCCCTATGACTCCATGCTAAAAGAAGTTATCATTAAACAATAATAAAATTATTATCAAAATATTTTTGATAATAACATTGTAGTATTAAGGGAAAAGGTTAGGACAAACCGTAGGTTTGTCCTAGATAAAGCTCCAATTCTTCTAAACCGTCGTCTTCCGTCAATAATGGTTCTCCTGTTTCTTCTTGATATACTTTTTTAAATTCTGTTTCTTTTTGTTGTTGGACCATTGCATCAATAATATTTTTGTATTTTTGAACTTTAAGATCTACTATTGATTTATTTGGTGTAAAAAAATCAAATGCATAATGGAAAATTAAAATAATAAGTAGTGAAATTATGGAAATGTTAAATAACCATTCCAGCATTTGTATATTCAGGATGTAAATAAGTTTTTTATTGCTTTAACGCTTTTTATTAGAACGTTTTTTGTTGGACTTTCTTGGCTTTTTGGATTTTCCACCATTGGTAGTAGGGGCAGGGGCTACACCAGGGGCATTAGCGACACCAGTAGCATCGGCAGGGGCTACACTAGTAGCAGGGGCAGGGGCTACACTAGTAGCAGGGGCAGGGGCTACACCAGTAGCAGGGGCAGGGGCTACACCAGTAGCAGGGGCAGGGGCGGATTCAAAAAAGCCGAAAATCCCCCCTCTCTGCGAATTTCTTCTGTTTCTTTTCATCGAATTTCTTCTGTTTCTTCTATTTCTTCTCTGCGTAGGCATATTATATAATATCCAACCAAAATAATTTTTTTTGTCGAAATAATTTTCTTTGTCGAAATAATTTTCTTTGTCGAAATAATTTTCTTTGTCGAAATAATTTTCTTTGTCGAAATAATTTTCTTTGTCGAAATAATTTTCTTATCAAAACAATATAAAAATTTTTTGTTAAATACTCTAAATGCCTTCTTTCATCATTATCGAAAAAACAGGTTCCCTAAAGAACGCAAAAACTGCAGACTTGGTCGATTTATATAAAAAATGTGGATTCAAGGGTAACGATGGGTTTTCACTTGCTCATACTTGGTCAGTCGAGTTCAACGACACCGAATACAAAATGGAGATTTACGGCAAGGTTACTGGTCGTGCAAATACCGAAAACAAATATGAGTTTCCGCCACCTATTGACAATGTCCTTTTTTTCGGCAGCTGTGCTGCGGTTCTCTATGTTAATAACAAGATGACCGATATGGGTACAAGCGAGTTCAAAGATATTATGGACCATTTATATGGCGGGTATTCTGACATTGGCGATGAAGAAGATGACGAAGAAGATGAAGATGATGACACTGGTTTGCCTAAAACTAAGCACGGATATGTTAAAGATGATTTTGTGGTAAGTTCAGATGCAGAAGATGATGACGATAACGGCTCAGATGAAGAAGAGGAAATTATTGAAAGTGACGAAGAAATTAAGCCAATAAAGAAAAAGCCACTTGCAAAAAAAGTTGTCACCGATAAAGTTGCTAGCGATAAGAAGCCAAAGAAGCCAAAGCTCAAGGAGCCAAAAGAACCAGTATATATTGAAATGACGGAGGAGCTTACTGAGGATGCTTATATCTAAAAAATAAAAATTATATATTTTTATTTTTTTATTTATTGCCATATGATTTTCCATATGGTTTATTGTTACCATATGGTTTATTATTGTTACCTTGATATGGTTTATTGTCACCATATGGTTTATTGTCACCATATGGTTTATTGTCACCATATGGTTTATTGTCACCATATGGTTTATTATTGTTACCCTGATATGGTTTATTGTCACCATATGGTTTATTATTGTTACCTTGATATGGTTTTGCGAATGCCTGATTTGTTCTGCTAAATAACAAGTCATTAATATTAACACAACGGGACCCTGATTCAACAACACTGACTGGAACCCATTTTTTAAATTTATTATGGAAAACGCAATTCATTTTGTACTCTTTTTTCAAATCCACATATTTATCCGGATTCACATTTTGAAAAGTATCTTCATCTTCACTTTCTTCACCATAATCCACATTATCATTTTCACGAATATGTCGAAATAATTTGTTCATATACACACTCAAAATGCGTGACCCGATATATGCAATATTTGTATATATATAACCATGTGTGTTGCTATCATATGCAAATAAATGATACACATCATTTTGAATATCGGCAGTAACACTGAAAATTGCAGTCCGAAGTGTGGATTGTGCCGTATAGTTTAAATCTGTTCGTGGAAACAGAATGACATCGGGTTCATAAATAACAGCTTGTTCTTGTTTTTTCTTATATGTGTGGTTCAAATATGGGCAAATTGTTTCGGATGAACGAAATTGTACATGGTGCGTTGCATATGCAGTTTTAGTAACCATTGATTCGTAGAATTGCAATGATTCAAGTAATTCATTGTTTCCTTGTACCAATGACATATATGGGAGTGCAAACAGGAACCCAACATCCGAATACAATTCCATAAATGTGTCTAAATATGTGAGTTTCTCACCAAATGTGAATTGACGAGTCGGTAATCCGCAGAAATAATAGACGTCTTCGATAATAAACACTTGTTTTTCATCAATGGTACAAAGTGTTCCATAAAACACAGTTCCTAGTGCAAGTTTTATATTGACTTTGTCACTAATTTTTATCATCTTTGACACTTTTTGCTCCTTGTTGATATCCATTAAATAGAGAACATCTGTGTCGCCATAGTACGTAAACCATGCAAATTGTTTTTTTCCATTGGGAATTGAAATACAAATGTCATAATTGGATGAAACTTTCTTATGCGCAAATGTTTCATAAGAAAGTTCTAATTTGGGAAATCGATAAGCTAATTTTTCGATCTGATGATGTGTTAATTCCATTTTAACATAATATAGTAAAATGTTTTTATATTGTTTTTGATTGTTCAAATGTGTTTTCTGTTGTCTCAGATGCAGAAGCCAAAACTTCATTATCTACAGAATCATAAAATTCTTGGAACATTTTCATATAAAAAACCATATCTCCCTTAGTTTTAAACTGGCGATGATCAACTGATCCCTCAAAATAATTCCACATAGTCAGTGTTTTTTTACTCCCATATGTAATTAAAAATTTAATAGACTCAATATTTGAATATGCACAATATTTACTGATTGCAGTTTTATATTTTTCAAAAACACTGTGAATTGTTTTCTGATATCTTTCAAGTTCGCAAGGTAAAAAAAATATGTAATGTGTTTCAAATGTTTTTAAAAAATATTTAATATTTGATATTTTAGTATCGTCATTCATTTTTGTATTGATATAAGTAGAAAATTGGAAATCCTTGACAACGGCTTCCAAATCTTTTAAACAATCAATAAACAATTGTTTTCCCACTACAACGAGTGCCTCCAATATATCACAGTGTGCGCGTTCTTTCATATTTAAATTATCTGTCTTAATCAACTCTTCGGCCAATTCTTCTTTGTTAATCATATTCAAAATATATCGATAAAGTGGTTCGTGATTTTGTTCTCTAAGCCGAATATTATTCACCAGGGGTCGCATTTCGGTATATTCCATATGTGTAATGTACCGGTGAAATCCCGAAAAATATTTACCAAAACTCCGTATGTCTTGTTGTATTTTTTCAGTATTTTCAATCATTGTTTTTGATTCTATATACAACTTATTGGAAGCATTGGAAGAATACTCACAGTATTTAAAATAATATCTTTTAGAATCCAAACAATCACCGACAATCGTATTCATTCTTCGAGAACCATTTGTAAAAATATTTCCACACCCCTCATTGTGTTCATTGAGGTTCCGCGGAACTCCGCCATTTTGACGCATCCATTGATAATAGTGCGGATTATGGACAACACCTTTCTCTACAGTTCCTTTTGACCAACTGAATGCGGTCTTGCATTCGATACACCACATCTGGTCACATCCATCTATTTTAGAAATACGCAATCCGCAACAGGGACATGGTCGCGTGTTCTTTCGCAATTCTTCCACGGTGTCCATATCTTCTTGTTTGCATACGTGGTCGCTCTTCTCGCCTTCAATTGCCAAATAACATTTGGAACAAGTGAATTTCGTGCATATGTCGCACTTGTATTGGGTTGATAACATACCCCGACAACCCGAATTCTGACATTGCATTACAAATTTCTTGGACTCAACCGATGGGTCTTTGTTGTCCATTTCTCTGCGGACGCGGTCATACTCCATATAAAGTTCCCCAATAATTGTCCGATGATCATTAATTTGTTGCATAATTTCTTTGAGTTTTATATCGCCGTCTGTTAATTTGCCATAACGCAATGCTCTCTCATAAAATTCGGGTATTTGTGCAATAGTCCGATCCGTCAAAATGGTTCGGCGGTGTTTTTTATAATCAGTGTCCATGAAAGAAGCATTTAGTGAAGATTTGGTGAATTCTAAATTCCATTTGTTACGACATTTCATACAGTGGGGTTCAGCCGCGATTCCAGTCAAATAAGTTCGGACACATTCTTTGCAAGCACTGTAGCTGCAATTTGCAAAGTAGCATTTTACTTCAAAATGAAGAGATTTATTATAGTTTATACAACATACATCACAAGACATTATCTAGTAGTAAAGTATAATTAACGTTTAAATCAATTATGGATAAAATTTGTTTAGTTTTTGACATTGATGAGACAATTTTGCATTTTGGACCCGACGATTATTTGCCCGATAAATTTGAATACGAAGAAAACCTTTTTGAACGAGACAGAATGGTTATCCGCCCAGGACTTAAAAAATTTGTAGATTTTGTAAAATCAAATGGAGAGAAAATTATGTTGGGAATTTGGACATATGGAACAAAAGAATATGCCGAAAAAGTAGCGGAACGAATTTCAAAAAAATATAACAATTCTGAACCTCTGTTTAATTTTGTATATTCAAGAGAGAATATGTCACCTGGCATGCTCGATAAAGAATTGGATTTTATTGTTGAGAAACATTCAAATATGGGAATTACCAAAGCCAATACATTTTTGGTTGATAATCGACCTGCAAATGTGATTCACCAAAAGAATAGAAACAATGGAATTATTGTTGAATCATTTGAAGGCAAACCAAATCAAAAAGATGCCAAAATGTTTGAAAAGTTGCAGACTATCTGTAAAAGTTTGTTGTCAAATGGTAATATACCAAAAAAGTATATGACTAATTTTTACGTTAGTGGAGAGAAAACACCAATTGCAAGCATTGGCCAGACATTTGATGATGGATTGACGCCAGTTCCAGCAATAAAAACTCGGAGAAAAAAACGAGGTGGAAACAAAAAAACCAGATATGCGTAAAAAAATAAATATAAAGTCTTCTCTACAGGTTACACAATGGGAAACAGTATATCCAATTTGATTAATTTTGAAACATTAAAAGAAATGCAAAAAGATGGTGTGATAATTATTCACACAATGGATGAAAACGAAAAAGTACTTATTGTGGGAACTATGGTTGCAGAGAAAGAATCTGAAAAGATAAACAAAATGTTATCTAAAAATGATTATGAAAAAGACATAATCATTTATGGAAAAAATTGCCACGAATACAAAAAATTGATAAAAAAACAGGAA